GCTCCAAAGACAGCATTGTTTGCTGCCGGAGTCGCCACACCTTCTGGCTTTCGAATGTTGCTCTTAGCCATGAACTCCACCACGGCCTGAGGCGGATTGTCTCCCTCGGTGTAGCGGATATGCCAAGGTTCTTCTGGGACTACCTCCCAAGAAAAACCAAATTTTCTAACGTTAGCGATAAGCCATTTCAAACGCTTCGGTTCTCCTGCGGTATGAACATCAACCGCCAATCCGAGTGTTGTGTTGACTAGTTCCTGGCGCAGCCAAACTCGCCAGTTTCGGATCCTTCTTATACCACTTTTTGCCTTCAAACGTTCTTGTTGAATTGCCGTTTGGTTGAGTGGTATATCGCTGTTTAAATGCGGCAAGTTGTGATTCGTATGTTCTGTATGTGTCCCCAGCAGAAACTGGTTTCAGCTCTAGTCCATCGGCTTTTGCCGCTTCAACCATTGCGCCCCAAGCTGCGGCAGTAAGCCAATGCAGTTTGCCTCCGCCTGCAGCGGGACGCAATAATGATTCTGGCAATTTTCCTGGCTGAATATTTTTGAGATCAGCCGGCTGCTTTACCGCAACTACTATATCCCATTCTACTTTGGCCATAACAATCCTTTTTATTTAAAAGATAAAATTACTTTTTCTTTTTCTTTTTAGCTATTGCGGCCTTGAGAAAAGGAGGAAGTTTTTGCTGAGCGGGTGTAAGTCCACCAGTTTTTGAACCAGCCTTTTTAGCTGGAGCTTTTTTCATTGTTTTCTTTTTTGCGGCCATTATCAGTAACCCATCTTCTTTTTTGAGGACATCTTCTTTTTGCCACTCATCTTCTTGACGGATTTCATCTTTTTTCCACCCATCATTTTCTTTTCTTTTTTCATTGCATGTTTCATGATTATTTCTCCTTGTTTTTTTTCTTGCTTGTTTTTTTAGTTATTGATTTCTTTTCGACTGATTTTGATTCGGGTTCTGCTGGCGGCATCTTAATATATTTGGACATACAAATTACCATTTTACTCGATCAGCCCAATACGCCGCAGACATAACACCTTTTTTAATATTTTTTGCATGACGTGCCTTAAAAGATTCACGACGCTTTCTATAAGAAGTTGACTCACCCTTTTTCTTTGGAGATCCCGAAACCCCCTGCTGCCCAAATCTAATTAGCTTAACTTTTGAGCCACTTTTAGCTAGCACTGCATGAGACTTTTTGGGGTGCGATGGAGTCCTTTTGGGTTTATTGTAGCCACTAAAAGTTTCTCCACCGTTTTTTAATAGTCATTATTTTTTTCTCCTTTTAGTTTTTTTCTTCTTACTTTTTCTAAGAGGAAGTTCCATACCCTTGATTAAATTACTTGTGCCCATTCTAGGACCGCTGATATAAATTCTTTTTTTTATTGTCATTATTCTTTGCGTTTATCTAGCTTTTCTAATAAATCAAAAACCGAGAGCCAAACAGACCAAACAATAATCCAGAACTTATCAATCATTGCTAATTAAAATTAAACCACTTGACTATCGTTATTGCCACCGCCCGAGCTCTTCTTTGTGCTGGGCTTCTTTTTTGAAGGAGCTGCACCGCTTTTTGCGGGACGACCCTTCTTTTTTACCTCCTTAACAGCTTCAACAATTTCTTTTTCAATATCCTTTGCTGTTTCATCAGCAATTTCAGCAATCACTTCTGCTTTTTCCAAAAGATCATTAATAACCTCTTGTTGTACTTTAGCGGCTACAGGATTGCTCTGCTTTGGAACAGAAACTGCTAGCCATTTCTTTAGTTTTTCTACTAATGTTTTAAACATTATTACCTCTCATGTTAACTTATGAATAGTATATTATACCTATATAATAGTAACTAGTCAAATCTAGAATTTACTTTGTCTGTTGTGATTCTTTAATAAGGGTATATCTTTCTCCAGTTTCTTTTGAAACTAAAGAAAATCCATATGCCGCTGCATTCTTTACGGCTTCGGCAAGAGCGTCTTTATCTTGCGGGTTAATGTTTGGAAGGGGTATGGTGATACCTGCATACACATCAACGTTTTCAAAGTTACCAATGTTGATTTTTCTATTAACTCCACATATAAAAATTGGGTCACTAGACAAACTAATCTCCCCTGTTAATGATGAAACAACTTGATCTATTGGGGAGTTGGATGTTTCTTCGTGAGCATTTCTTGTTATTTTAGGCATTGTTTTTCTCCACTATTGTTTTAATTAGGTTAACTGTAGACTGTGTTTGTTGTTCTAGTGTCATTTCATCTGTAATTATAACAGCTGTACTGATATTTCTTACTAATTCTATCTGATTTTCAGAAGAATGAGAACTGTGCTCTTCGGACATTGGCTTTCCATCTCTTTTAAGAATGCGTGCATTTAATGTTTCCTGATTAGCCTCAAAGCAGATGACAATTCCATTGGGTTGCTTCAATATGGATTCTGCCTCATTCATGTATCTAACATCGGACACTATCATGCAAAATGTAGCTTCTTGTTCGCTAGAATCATCAAGAGATTTTTGATAGGACCTATACGATTTAATTGATTTATTTACAGCCCATTCTGCAAATACTGTGGACCTATAAATTCGACAAAGATCTCCCGCTTTTTGTAAAAAAGCTCTTGGCTTTGTACCCCCTAGTTCTATTGGAAGAGATTCTATTTCTTTAACCAAAGAAACAAGATCCATATAATCTGGAACGAAACCAATTGGCGATCCTCCGTATAACTCATAAAGAACTTGATGAATAGCGTACATTTTTCTTGATTTTGAATTCATTCCAAGAGTATTTTTTTTGATTGAGGCTAATTCATATAGCGGCAGTGCATAGAAAATATGGTCCCACTTAATATTATCCTTCGTTGATTCTATTGAGCCTTTAGGAACTATTTGTTCTGCTACACTAGTTTTTCCACTGCCAGCTTTTCCAGCCAGACCAAGTATTATGGGTTGATTTTTAAATATCTTTATTGGCTCTGTACTATGCATAATTGTGTTTGTGTTTAACTGTGCTACTTGCATATGTTCATACAGTATACCATGTTTTTGGTTAAGGACGTTTTTTATTTTGTAATTGATCTAAAAATTGATTTGATAATTTATCTGGTTCCCACACAAGATTTCTAGCAACCTGAACAAGCCTAAATCTAAACTCTGATTTTATTTCTTCAATCGTCATCAATAACGGTATCATCGCCTGATTTTTGCACTGCCATTTTCCGTTCACCTGATTAGCTACAACGGCAGAATCTGTATATATTATTGGGTCAATAAAATCAGACATGGAACATATGAGAAGGCCAGTTATAACTGCTTCGTATTCAGCTTCATTATTTGTTCTTCTTCCCAGGCCACGAGCAAACTGCACAACTTTCTTCTTGTTTTTATATACAACGGCTGCACAGGCTGATTCACCATATTTTTTTTGACCCTGCCCCCTAGAGGCGCCATCGCAAAAGACTTCTATATTCATTAATCTAATTTAATTCCAAATGGAATTCCTAGTTCCTTAGCTCTATTTTTTATTTTCTGTTCTTGACTTTTTGTGGCTACAATATACGTTGTAACTAAAGAATATCTTTCACCCTTATACTCAACTTGAACCGGGAAATCTAAGTCTTTTCTTTTAGAGGAATAAAATTCTTTTGAATTAGATAAAACTGACTTGAAATGACCAACGTACATTTTTTTTCCTTTCTAAAAAGTTGAAAAATCTTCTTCAGAAAAATAACCTTTTTCTCCTCTAGCCATAGCTACCTGCATTGACTGCATCTTGTCCATCAATTTTCTAGCTGACTCAGAGGATATTCTTGCGGCTAGCTCCATAGATTCCGCCAGTTGAACTACCGCTTCAACCGCTGAAAGAGCTACATATTGATCATCTGCTGCCGCTGCAGCAGCAGCTTCTCTCTCTGCCTCATTTTTTCCAACTCTATTTGCCTTGTATATTCTTTTATATTGAGCTTCAAGAAGCTTGTATTGCGCCCTAGCTATGCCAGCAAATCTAGCTGCCCTACCATAAACATTTGAGGATCTTGCAACCAAAGACGCTATATCAGCAATGGTTAAGTCTACATAGTTTGTATCTGGTATTTCTACATAATATTTTTCAGTTTCTTCTTTTGAAGAAAAAGTTTTTATTAGCTCTTCAAGCTGTGGGTTTAAAAATACAGCTAGTTTTGATAGCAGATCTCTTGATGGCAGCTCATTCATCTTTCTCTAATTCCAGTCCAGATATTAATAAATAATCTTTCATTCCGTCTTCTCTAAGTATAGCCTCTAATTTGTCTTTTATCTTAGATAAGTGTTCCCTAACAGTATTGGGATGTTCTGTTATCTTCAATGCTATTTCAGATGATCTTTTTTTGTCAATGTACTTCCATTTTATGAGCTGCCTTTCTTGAACAGTAAGTCTATCAAATGGAGGATTAATATCAACCCCCAAAACCCAAAACTCATCAACATCTATGGAAAATAATATATCCATAGTAGCATACTCTTTAGTGTCAACAAATGCACCGTTTTTTGACAATTCTTGCTCTGAAGAATCGGGGGGTATGTCATCTTGCGTCACTAATGGAAATGATTTTCTTCCTAATTGATCTATTAAAAATGTGTCAACATTTTTTTTTAAAAGATAAAGAAAATAACTATACAAAAATGCGCTAAATGGTATTGGTCCTTTTTCGGAATCTCTTCTTTCATATCTATTTATGCATTGAAAAAATGTCAGCCTGATTGTTTGCTGTACATCTTCTTCGGTGCAATATCTTTTTACCATGTAAAGTATTCCGCCTGATGCATTCATTAACATGTTTGTAGCCAGCTTGATTAAGTTTATTTTTTATTAGCGCAAAACGCACATATGGATCTTTAACGAATAAAGAGATAAACCTCCTGATATCATAATCAGAATAGCTATATTTACCCGTGTGCAGCATCGTAACGTACTTTGTCAGAAAGTTGCTGAATACTTTTATCAGCTCTTCTTGTGCCTTAGAATTTTTCTTTTTTGCTTTCGCAATCAAATCTTGCATCTCGTGCTCTTCAAGAGCATAGTATTGCTCTTTGTAGGAGCCCATTTTATTTTCCTTCCCATATAGTTATTCTATCCATAAAAAAAGATCTTATATCTTCATAGAATAAAACGTTCTTAATTTGCATTTTTTTTGCAAAGCTAAGAGCATCTGAGGAGTATTTACTAATAACAAATACCAATTTATCAAATTCTTCTGGATAATACTTTTTAAATCTTTTTATTTTTAATTTACTTTTATCATCTAGGTAACCTTTTATTTCCATCCATTCACTGGTTGAACTAAGAAAAAAATCTGGAGTATAGGACTTAGTGCCTCTTTTAATCGGAAAATGAAAAATCTTTGGTTCAAATTCAAATTTGATCTTATAAAGATTCATTATTCTGGCTGTGTTTGCTTCCCAGTTTGATCTCATATTTAGGTTTAAATCTTCCCTAAATCCAGATTTTGTATGCCTGTAAGCATTTCCTTTTCCGCCGCTTGGGCGGTATACTGTTTGCGTACAAAGAAGCCAAAGTTTTGTCCATAATTTTTGGATGCTGTTTAAGTCTGGATCTTTCCAGAAAAAAATCTTCTGGAGTTGTTTTTTCTGTCATACTACTGATATCCTCTATGTGTCAACATAAATATATTATACTTTATATTTAATATAAATTCAAGCAATTAAACCATTAAGGAGAATAACATGTCAGTTACAAACAATATCATCAAGAGCGTAAAGGACACGATCAATTCTATGGCAGCTGAAGGTCTTACCGACCTTGGTTTGACCGTAGAAGAGGCTGTCAAGCTCGTTGAGGCTCATGATTTTGATATCGTTGCCTCAAGCGAACAGAATCCTGTAGTTCAATTTTAATTAGATAATAGATATTAAATAAGATCTAGCTAAAACTAGACGCCCAGGGGGTAAAACCCCTGGGTTTTATTTTTTATTACGTAGATGAGCTCATGACGATGCCTTAGACATTCTGCGTAATCTAGAAGCACCAGTAGCACAAGTGCCACTCTTGGCGTGGTCGCAAAACGAGCATACCCTTTCATTCTTGGTTGGAGTAAAATTAAAATCATTCATTATTTTTTTAATTTTATCAATGATAATTACTTTAATATTTTCTATATCTTCCTTAGAATATTCGTGTGATTTAATTCTTCCACTTCTTAAATAGTGAAACGATGCTTTTACTTTTTTTTCAGGAAAAGCCGCTAAAGCAGCCAGGGCATAGATGCCGAGCTGAAGATTGGTTGAAACGTCTTTTTGTGCAACTTCTCTTTTGCCAGTTTTGTAATCTACGATTTCAACATAATCATCATAGACATCAACTCTATCTATATAACCTATTATGGAATAATTTCCAATAATAAATTTAAATTCCATTTCTTTATCATATACGTCAAAAGTTCTTCCGCCATATGTGTCGTACAGATCAACTATAATTTGATCTCCTGCAGAAATTAAACCTTGGTCTATTTGATTATTGGGATCAAAAAATTTTTTGTACTCTTCAAACTTTTGTTTAAGACCGATCTAATTCAAGCGGAATCGTATCTGATACATTATCTTCAAGAACTGAATGTATTATATTCCCGAAGGACAGCAGGGGCGTTGAACTGCCTGGGCTCTTTTTTGATGTAAGTATAAAAGTACTTTGATGGACACATCTCATATGTGTCTATTCTAGAATAACTAAATTCACTAATCGTCAATTTTTCAAAATCATCTATTTGATCTAATGACCTGATCTGTATATCAGTCATTTATATCATTATTTTCTGAAATGAGATTTCCCTCTTCGTCATATTCATTTCCGTTTTCATCTATTGTGTGTCCTGTATAAATATTCTTATATTTGTTTTCATCAACAGGAACCCAACCTGTGTCACCTATTTCCATGTAATCATCTTCGTTATACGGCCAACTCATCATCATTCTCCATCCAATCATTTCCACCGTCTTTTAATGATACTACGGTATTGTTGATACCATCAATATTATAATAGTAGCTGAGCAAAGCGTAAAGATCAGCTAATTCGGCTGACGAAGCATAGAAGCCAGCAACCCCTGACTGTACAAAATAGCTGAGATGATCTCCAGACTTATACTCAATTAAACTTGTTGCATTTAAAACCATTCTACCAACTTCTTGTATCACTATATTACTCCTCGTATATTGTTATGGGATTAAAGTTTGGATCGTCCATTTTTTCACGCATATCTCTAACATAGGCGTCCCAGTCTCTTTCATCTTGACTTTTCTTTTCATACTTTACCTTGCCCTTAAATGGGTTAGACTTAAATTGGACACGAACAATCTTACCCTGTTGTGTTCGCCATCTCAAAGCACCGTTTTTACAATCACAATAATCATCTGGATGCGGATCTATATTTCCCTTAGGATCGTACCTACCACTGCAGTTCTGACACTTTGAGTATCTTCCCTTGTCTTGACATCTATTGCAAGACGAGCAAAATGTCCAGCACTCTTTAGTTGCCGGATTCTTATAAAAGTTTCCAGTAGTCATCTTTTGTATCCGCATACTATATTTTCTAATTGCTCTCTTACTGTAATTGATGTTTTCTTTTTAAATTTAAATGTTATCTTTTTGCTATTTTCTTTGTATGTTAGAAACACAAATGAACCACCATCGTTTGCATTTATTATATCATAAATTTTATCAATAACACTTGTATCTATGCTTTTATCTATATTCAAATAAATTGGTGTGCCACCAGCAAAGTTACTTAGATCAAGTTTTTCGCAAGAATTTAAAAGAACTTTAGTAATTGGGTTTTCTTCATCACCGTCTTTACCTACTGAACCTATAACTGTTACAACATCCCCGTTTTGAAAAAAGTCATCATCAAACTTTTTAGCTTCTCTTGGAAACACTATAATTTCAATGTCAGAAGAAATATCTTGAAGAACAAACTTATACATCTTTGCACCCTTTTTTGTTATTATTTTTTTAGCAGAAGAGACTATTCCACCTATCGCAACTCTTGAACCAGGCTGCATTTCCGATAGGGATATTATTTCATTACTAATATTCTTTGACAAAAGATCCCAGACACCATCAACTGGATTCTTAGAAACATATATTCCTAAGGACTCTTTTTCTTTTTCTAAAATTTCTAGTTCAGTTTGTCTACCAAAGTCATCGTCCAGGGCATCAGTTAGAAGCTCGTCTAATGCCCCAGATGAAAATAAGTGTTCCAATGTAGATTTTTTTAAAACAGAAGAAGATGTTCTTCTGATGAAATCATGAACAGAAGTATATGGTTTTAATTGATTTCTTGACTCAAGTATAGACTCTGATACTGCAGAACCTATACCATTAATTGCAGAGAATCCAAATATTATTGTCTTGTTATCTATCACGGCAAAGTCCTCAACAGATTTGTTTATTGATGGAGGAAGAACTTTTATTCCAAGCTTTCTGCAATCAGATAAGTATAGTGCAAGTTTATCTTTATTACCTACAACAGAACTGAGAAGTGCAGCCATATACTCTGATGCAAAATTCACTTTTAAATATGCAGTTATATATGAAATCATTGCGTAGCTGGCGGCATGGGCTCTATTGAATCCGTATCCACCAAAGTATTCAATATCTGAATATATTTTATTAGCTCTATCTTCTGAGATATTTGAAATATCAACACAACCTTTTACAAATTTTGCCCTGAACAAGGCAATCTTATCCATTAGTTTTTTTCCTATAACTTTTCTTAAATCATCAGCTTCTGCTGATGAAAATCCTGCAAGCTCCCTAGCAACCCCTAGCACATCTTCTTGATACAACATGATGCCGAGTGATGGTCCTAGAACTTTTTCCATCTTTGGGTGATCATAATCTATAGATGATTTAGAATGCTTTCTTGATATATATAACTTGTCCATGCCAGAACCCATTGGGCCAGGTCTATGCAGGGATATGAGTGCCATTATGTCCTCTATTGTTTTGGGCTGCAGCTGAACCATCAAATCCCTCATACTGTTTGACTCAAGCTGAAATATACCTATTGCATTGCCTCTGCAAAGTTCGTTATATGTTTTGTAATCATCTAACGGTATTTTATCAACATCTATAGATATATTTCTAGTTTTTTTAACTAGCTTGATACATGAGTCTATGACTCCTAGATTTCTCAATCCAAGAAAATCTATTTTGAGTAGACCGCACTGCTCAACTCTTCCCATATCCCACTGAGTAATTACTGGATTATCAATGCCTTTTTGCATAATTGGCAGATAGTCTGTCAATGGACCTCTTGATATTACTACTCCAGCTGCATGCATTCCAGTTTGTCTTATTAAGCCCTCTAAACCAAATGCAGCATCAACTATAACTTTTGCATTGGTATCAGTGTTGTAAAGATTTTTGAATTCTGCCACCTCCATGCATTCGGATAGGGATTTTGATACGCCCAAAACTGGAGCAGGAACTAGCTTGGCTACCTTGTCTCCAACACTAAAATCGTATGCCAAAGCCCTTGCTGCATCTCTGATTGATTGTCTTGCTCCAGTCTTATTAAAAGTGCATATGTGTGCGACTCTGTCCTCACCATATTTTTGTTTGGCATATGCTATGACTTTATCCCTGTGCCTATCGTCAAAGTCAAGATCAATGTCTGGCATTGACTTTCTTCCTTCAACTAAAAATCTTTCAAATAGCAATCCGAATTTTAATGGATCAAGATTAGTTATACCGAGGGCATAGGACAATATACTTCCTGCAGCCGAACCTCTGCCCCAACCAACTCTAATTTCGTTATCTTTTGCCCACTTAACTAAATCAGAAACAACCAAAAAGTATTCTGGATAACCCATTTCTTTAACCACTTTTAATTCATGTTGTGCCCTAGATAAAACTTTTTCTGGAAGAGGATCTCCATACTTGTTCCTTAAACCCTCCCATGCGAGTTTCTCAAGGTAGATATTGGTTTCAATATTTTTTGGTATTGGAAATCTAGGAAAATATAATTCTCCAAAGTTTAAATCAACATTTACCATATCATTTATTTTCATTGTGTTTAAAAGCCAGTCTTCTGGAAATATATCCGACATTTCATCATAAGACTTTAGGTAAAAGTTGTCTCCAGAAAATGAGAATCTATTTTCCGTATTAATATTTGAGTTTGTTGAAACACACAACATAATATCGTGTGCTCTTGCGTCATTCTTATGCACATAATGACAATCTCCCGTGGGAACTATGTCGGCTCCAATTTTCTTTGCTATGTCAACAAGCAGGTTATTTATTCTAAGTTGTTCTTTCAGACCATGATTTTGTATCTCTATAAAGTAATTACCTTTTCCAACTATGTCTTGCATTTTTGCAGCAGACTGCAGAGCGTAATAAAAATCATCTCGCAACAAAGCTTGAGCTACCTCGCCATTTAGGCAGCCAGATAAAACTATTAAGCCATCGGAGTAATTTGATATAAGTTCGTGATCTATTCTTGGCTTAACATAATAACCATCTAAAAATGATTTTGATGATATCTTTATAAGGTTGTGATAACCATCATTGTTTTTAGCCAAAATAGTTATATGATAGGGACCCCTCTGTTCCCACTCGTTTTTAGCTGGACCAGATCTTTCTTCTTCATCTCTGTCAAATCTCGTCTTTCTAGCTTGGTAAAATTCAGATCCAAGTATTGGATTTACTCCGACACGAATTAGCAGCTTCGTAAAAATCTAACCAAGAGTGAATATTGCCATGATCAGTAGTTGCAAGACCAGACATGCCCAAAAACTTTGCTTTGACAAAGTACTCCTCAACCTTACCATGCCCATCAAGCATTGAGTAGGTGGTATGACTGTGGAGATTGGTCCAGTTTTTCAATTGATTCCTCTTTCTTTATCCGATGATTCAAGAGAAGAATCCCTATTTTCTCTATATGATATTATAACAACTCCACCACAGTATTTGCATGGTACAGGCTGCCCATTTTGAGCAAATGGATTTTTGTACATGTAACTCATTGGCTGATCTGACTTGCACTCAGAGCAAACTCCAATTACGTCATCTGGATCTTTTATGTTACTCATGATTCTGTTTTTATCTCCTTTTTATTTTTGTATGCGTATCTTATTGGAGACGGCAAAGATTTTTCATTTGTCTCTACAAATTTTTCTCCTATTTTCTGCCATTTATTCTTTTTTTCAAGATTGCAATCTCCACATCCAACACCCACCGCATTGGCTCTATCGCAAGTGTAGGGTCTTCCGCCTATACCAAGCTGTCTTCTTTTTATCCAGTCATTGATGTGAGCCGAAGATTTTTCAAAGTTATAATCTGAACAATGACTAAGTATATCATGAAGATACTTAATTGAGTCTTCGGTGTAGCTAAGTATAGAGCAGAGAAATAGTCTTGCCTCATGCTCCAAAAACTTTTCTTGCTCTGCTTGATTTTTTAGTCTTTGTATTGCTTTGCATTTTTGCAAAAGAGTGTTTGGATCAAATACTTTTTCGCTCTGTTTTAAATCCTTGAAAGCTCTTGATCCGTATTTATTAAAATATTCAATCGGATTGTCTTTTTTCTTTTGATTTTCTTCTAGGTTATATGTATAGTTTCTGTACCATTCATTTGCTTTGTAATCAAAAAACTGATCATCAACTTGTAGCGATTGTGGTTTAGAGGAATATTCTTTTATAGAATTTTCACTAGCATATATAAAACCATCCGAATGATATGGATTCAAAAGAGTTTTAAATAATCCCGTATCTTGGTGAATTGAACCTGGTACACGCCACATTCTTCTTGCATCATAAACACTAAAATCCAAACTAGACAAAGAAAGCTTTTCTTTAATGTCAGTTGCGATATATCTAAACGTCTTTTGTAATGTATTGCTAGGATTTATACCTAGTGCTACTGGTTCACACTCTATATGAAATCCTTTTTTACCAGTAAAGTATACTAAAATTGATTTATGAGAGATAAACGACGCCAAGAACTCATAAAGGACTATACATTCTTTGTGTGCTACCGAAAATTCTTCATGATCTAGATCAAAATAAAGTGGACCGTAGTCTAGTAGCTTTTTCCAGATCTTCTGTGTCGTAGGCAAAAACCGACGTATATATACCTATGCTCTTATGTCTAATGGCATACTTTTGTATTTCATTGGATTTAACTAACAAGTTTTTTTCCCTTAAAACCCTATTTAGAGAGGGTACGTATCTGGCAACCTCGTATAAGTCCCAGCCTTTTAGATAATTGCTACTGCTGTCAATCTTCATGAAACGTGTATCTTGCCGACTTCTTTATCTTTGTTTAATATAATTTGTTTTTTACACTCATCTAACTCGTCTGAGTGAGTCCTATAGTATATAGACTCTTCAATAAAATATTCCATATTTTTAAGTAACGTAAATCTTTTTAAGAGATTATTTGACATGAAGTCTATTCTATCTCCATCTCTCGTCTTTTATACTTTCTCCATCAACAATCAAATGCAACTTGGAAGAAATGTTATCCGCTAAATGCACAATCATGTCCATATAAGTAACTGGAGTTGTTTCAGGAACTGGAGACCAAGGACCTAAATGACATCTTATTAATCTCAAAATTGTTTGAGTATCTTCTTCGCTTATAAATAGGGTAGAAGACTGTGATTCAGATGCGTATTTTTTATCCTGTTCTTGACACTTTTTAATGAAAGATCCTGCAGTGTATGGATGCATTGGATCATAATAATATTTTTCTGATGACTGTGGTTTTATTCCCTTTGTAATGTCATGAAGTAGTAAAGCAGCAGTTATTAAGTCTCTTTCATCAGAAGAAAGAGAATATGACTCTGCCAAAACTGACCCAACTCTCACAGCTCTTTTTGTGTGCAATATGTTTCCGCCCTTGTCTCTTTCATCTGGCGGATGATGTTTACCAGAAAAACTAGCTGGTATATCCCAAAATCCCTCTACTCTATACAAAATAGATCTCACAAAAGATTTGATTCCTTCGTTTTCAATGGTGTTAATTTCACTAATTAAAGGATTTAAAACCTTATCTTCTTCTTTAATCGTATGAGAAACGTTTTTTTCGTATAAAATGTCATCTAGTATTGTTTTATTTTTTTCTTTTTTTGCCATTAGTTTTCTCCTTTTTGTTCCAAGAAGTCCATTTGCTACACGGTTTATCAAATGGACAAACCTTGCAATAAGATGTTAGCCCTCTTCTTGAAGGAAAAATTGTTTCTTCAAGAAGTGATTCACACCAATATTTTACAGCTTCAATGTCTGCCTCTTCTACATAAACCTCATTAAAACCTGATTTCTGATTTAGAAGATCAAAGTAACCAAATTTTGCTTGATCAATTTTGTTTCCGAACTTATTAATAAAGCCCATATTCATAACCGCAAAATCAAGAACGTAAGTGTATTGATGCTTAAGTTTATAATTAAACATCCATTTTAAAATATGTATTTTACCATCTTTGTAATAAATCAAATCAAACTTATCTTTGATGCCAATACTGGAATTTATTGGGGCTATACAGTCTTCGTCTATGCCCATAGGAATAATCTTCTTTTCGCCAAAATTATCTATCAACTCCAAAAGAACGTTTGCAGCCTTACTCGTCAGGCTGGCAGCATTTCCATGCAAAGTTTCATGCTGTTCATAGATGATGTCATAAGAAGAAGAATCTTTAGGAAACCAAAGCTTTTCCCATCTGTTTAACAAAGAAGAATATGATGGAGTAATTCCAGCTTGTTTTTTGTGAAAAAAATAATGAACCATTCCCCTTATGGTATTTTCAAATTTGGTTGTATTTAAAATTCTACTTCCTATAGTTTCTGGCAACTGCTGATTATATCTATAGTCATACAGTCTTCCGCAGGTTTGAAAATCTTTTAATTGCTGAGTTGTTATTTGTAACATGATTTTCCTATATGACAGACATACTAGATATTAGCTCTTGCACGTCGTTTGAATTAATTATTTTTGAGTAAGAATCTTCTATGATTGGCTCATACTCAACATATTTTTTGTGTTGGTCAACATATTTGACTAGTGGAGAGTTATAAATATATGTTGAACCAGTAATTCTGTTCTTTGGAATCTGTAGCTGCATAATATTTTCATCTTCAGAATCATCTCCACTAATAAGCTTTTTTTCTGTTATGAATATTGTCACTGCACACTTTTGTTGAATAGAGAGTGAACCACCGGTATCAGACTGCTGAACAACCTCTCTCTTTTCCTTCATTCTATTTGCATTTTCCTGAGCTGTTATGATCAATACAGCGTCCATGTCTCTGGCTAACTTCTCAAGCTTAACCATCATTTCTTCAAATTCACCCCATCTCGGCTTGCCCTTACCCGTGGATCTTGTAAACATTGATTGTATTGTATCAATTACGATTACATCTGGGATTAGATCTGCATGCCCCATTACACTTCTTAGCCATTTTTCAAGATCTTCAAAATATGGAGTATCTGGATCATGTCTGACCATAAATCTATCTCCCCATTCTTTCAATTTATTTTGAAACTTTTCAAGATTTTTTGCCTTTTCAGATTCAGACCAACTAGATGCTTCGGCATAAACATTTTTTTCTATTATTTGAGTCATCAATACTCGCTCCCAGTGCGAAACTGCTTCCTCAAAATTCACATATAAAACCCTATATCCGGTGTCGGCCCAATGATTCACTAGGCACTTGGCAAACGTGCTCTTGCCTTTTCCAGAAGCCGCTATTATTGCATGCACTGACCCCCTAAAAAATCCACCCTCATCAGTATATCCCATCGCCCTATTCAGAGATTTAAATTGTGTTGGAAGAAAACTTGGTATATCCAATAAAGACTCTGCCCTTTCCGATATATCTTTGGCAGTGACTACACTGTCTAGAACATTGAAGTTCAAATCATTTTCTAGATTTTTTATCTCTGCTGTAATTTCTGATATTCTAGCAATTTCTTTTAAAGTTTTTTCCCCTTTTTGAGTAAGAAGAAGTTGAAGCTCTTGCAAAATATCTAGCTGCTTTTTCTTATTACACCTGTGCTTAAGTATCTGGGTGATTGATTCCTCGGTTGAAACATCTATAGATTTAAGAATGTCTATTACCGTATCAACACCTATTGAGCCACCTAAGGCAGTGTGAATATCAGTCTCCGATTCTAGCCAAGCCTTGAAAGCAATTGGATCTACAAAATCTAACTTTGTTATTCTATAATAGGAAAGTAGAGCCTTATAAAATTCATTTAAACCCAACTGACCATTGACAGCGCCAACCGCTTCCTCTGGAAGATTAGCCTCAAAATAGGATATAGCACCTTTATTTCTTAGTGCAAGAGCAAATACCTGATACTCAAAAGGATAGTTAGATAATACTTCATTTTCGGTTTCTGTCATTTTTTTTCTTCTCTTTTATTTTTCTATAAAGTTTCTTTTTTTTATCTGAATTTCTTTTTTTTGCCTGTTGATAAAAAGGGTTTTCAGTTATATTTTTTTTGTCTTTTACCTTGACAATATGGCTTGAAGATTTTAGCGCCGACAATATTCTATCATAAACTACTTCTTCCGTAAGTTTGTCATTGTATCTAAATACAACCAAAACAATTCCTTGCTCATTGCACAACTCAAGTTTTCTTTGATCTCTTTTTTGACCATTTAAAAAATCTTCTTTGAATTCATGAAATCTCTCTGTATATTTAAAATGTTGTATGCCATGATATTCAGCCGCAATCTTATAGCTAGGACAATATACGTCTAGTTTTAGCCTTTCTCCAATATGAAACTCATTTATTATAGTCTCTCCTGGTATAAGCTTTTTAAGCACGCTTGTCAAAACAGTTTGACCTTTTGACATTTTTCTTCTGTGTTCTTTAATCCAAGATAAACCAAGCTTATTAATATACTTATCAAGTTCTTCGTAAGAAAGACATAGCTCATTAGCCATTTTTGGCAGTGATAAACTGCTTTCAAATAACAAACTTTTTATTCTTGCGTTGAGAAAATCTGTTGTTTTTTTATTTAATTCTGTCATTTTGATCTATGCAGTGATTTTGCTACAGTAAGAGTTCTACCTAAATCCAGTATGGACATAGAACTATTCTCCCAAAGGTTTTGTGTCAACGCAGTGCTTAGCATCGGGCAGTCTAGTATGCATAGGTTTGTTTTGTCATTATTTTTTATAATTTCTTCTGTAATTGAATTTATTTTTGAATAAAAATCATTGTACGGAGCATTCAAATAAATAGAATCTTTAGAAAAATATTTTGATATTGATGCCTCGCCCTGAAAAGACACGATTACTGCGTTTGTGTTTTTTAAGTACCAAGATGTAAATGTCTTAAAAATATCATAGTTAGTATTTATATAATATTCCAAAAATCCTGGATCATAAAAAGTAGAAGTAGACAAATCAATCTGATGGTTTTCTTTTATCTTTTCAATGCTTGATTTTATCAAGTCTCTTTGAATTGCCTTAACAAAAGTTTGATCTTTGTTGTCTAAACTGGAAGTTACTAGTTTAATAAAGTTTTTTGGAGGTTTTTTATCTCCAGTAAGTTCTCCAGTCAAAGAAAATATAGCTGATCTTGTATAGGTAACAAAAGCAAAACGCTCACTTTTCTCAAGAAGATATGTAGCTTTTTTTATAGTTTCTATTGCGTTATAGGTTTTCATATTCCAAAATTTCCCCACTTAATTAATGTTGGATTTTTGTCCATAATTGATTCTATGTGTTTTATATTATGAAATTGACCCTTGTCTAAAGACATGTATCGATTGTATTTTAAAATCTTGTCTTCGTCAAGCATGTAGCCAAGGTGCTGCATGATTAACCCTGAATGAAGCCAATAATTTCTTCTTCTAAGGTCCTCTATAACATAAGTTGGTTCTGAGCCACAAGCCAATTTCCTATCATTAAATTTACCGTTTTCTTTGAATCTAAAGATTCTTGAACTATTGTTCGGAGCCCAAAGTTTGTCAACTCTGTATTGAGTAGATGACCACATATGATAGAAGCGTACATTGACGACATCAAATGGAGACTGATCTAGCACCGATGCTATATTGATATCATCAATGTCTGAAGATTTATACAACATCTCATCACAGTCAATAGCAATAATCCAATCGCCCTCATTTGCATGAAGGCAAAGGTTTTGCCAAGCTTTTGATCTGAGCTGTCCCTCGTGCACAGAAAACAAAGGCTTTTCATTTATGTATACGCTAGCATATTGACTAGCAATTTTGGCGGTATTGTCGTCTGAACAATCATCAGTAAAGACTATATGATCAACTTGATCTTTAAGTCGATTTAAAATCACATTCAAAAATCTATGTGATTCGTTTCTTCCAACCATTTGAGCAATAATCATACAATATATCCTACACCCGAGGCAGACCCTACGTCTGCCTCGGGCATTTGGGATTTAGGCGCTTAGCTGATTAATTCGCTTGTGTGCCTGGACGGATGAAATTCTCTCAATATCAGTTGATCTAAAGAGTACTTCACCGTTAACTGCTTTGCGGCCAGCAGCAACCTTTTCAGCGTCCTGCTTGTTTTTTGCCTTGACGAGGATCTTTTCCTCTACCACAAAGTAATTTAATTTATTGTCTGACATATTATTCCTTTTGTTGTTTGCTTATGTAACAATAAACATTATAGCCCATGTATCAGACGTTGGCAACTTCTTTTGTTTGTGAAGGTTATTATTTACGGTTAGTATTATAGCCTAATTACAATGCAAAAGCAATTTTTTACCATACATCACAATACGGGTATTATCATTTCTGCAATCCATGTGGCTACTGGCGACGAAACGCCATTGCCACACTGTTTGTAACGCTGAGTGTCAGATTGTCCCATGGTCCAATTATCTGGCCAACCCATCAATCTTTCGCATTCCAACGGAGTTAACTTTCTGACAATTGTCACATTTTCTTGTGAAACAGCAACAATTGGCGTACCTCTTCCGTAGCCATTTTCACTAGAATCCATTCTTGATGTTAGCGTATGGGTCACATCTCCTGTAATTGAAACTGATTTATTGTTTTCAACTTTTTCTGCAATTACTATTTTACCTTCATAAACCTGTTGTTGCTGAGGAAACTTCCAGTCCGAAGCAGCCAAGGGTCCGATTACTGAATTGTAATCACTATAGGAGTACTGTAGCGCTAAGAGTGTTTCGGTTCCACCGCCAAGATCCCCCCCACTTGATCTTACGCATCCAACTCCCTCTATATACTGAGAAAATCCAACCTGCGCAAACGATTTTATGTCTGATTGATCTTCGACGCAACTGTCTTCAATGCACTTTCCAGAATTGTGGGCAGTTTTTTTGATCGCTGTTGAGCTCTTCTTAATATCCCCTGACATGCCTTCGGAGAAATAAAATATCGGGTCGGGACATCGCTCGGCGGTTGCAGGATCGAAGACAGCGACGACGAACACTCTTCTACGTCGTTGGGGGACTCCGAAGTATTGCGCATCCAGCACGCGCCATTCGATGACCAGCGCCCCTGCTTCAGCCATTTCATTGAGGACTTGCCCGAAGTCAGCGCCATTGTTGGAGTTGAGAGCTCCGTAGACATTTTCCCAAATAGAGATTCTTGGGTATTTTCCATTTGTTTCCTTTCTTATTTCTTTGATAATTCGGATACCTTCATGAAAGAGTCCTGAGCGTTCGCCCTGTAGTCCCGCTCGTTTGCCTGCGGCCGAGAGGTCTTGGCATGGTGATCCCCAGGAGACGACATCAATGACGGGTGCGTGTTCGAGAATATAGCGTCCTGTGAGGGTGCGGATGTCGCCCCAGCGTGGCACGTCGGGCCAGTGTCGTTCAAGAATCTTGGTGGCGTGCTTGTCCCATTCGCATTGGAACACGGTTTGCATGCCTGCGTTCTCCAAGCCGAGGTCGAAGCCGCCGACACCAGAGAACAGGGAGAGCACCTTTGCCTTTTCCATGCTAATCTCTTTCTATCCCAATATGGTCGCACGCATTTCGAAATATTGATTTACTCACCTTGAATTGTGCGTCAGCTTGACTATATCCCTCGCCAGGTTTTGGAGAAGAGGCGTGCCAACTGTGACCAATTGACACACTACCATCATACACTACATTATAACCTAAGTATCTTGCGAAATACGAACACCATGTTTCCTCATAATAATGAGGAGTCGGCAAAAAGGCACCTATGGCGTCGGGGTATAATTCTCTATATTTTGGGTGGTCTGTCAGCTTATTCCATACGGATCTTCTAATGAAATAGGCTGAGCCAGATACAGTAACGCAATCAATTCTATCTCTATAAAGAGAATCTGATGGATCTGGTTGCATCCAGCCCCTGTGTCTAGGTTGCGTATTTGTCCCTATAATCCCCGCATGCCTTATCAAACCATACTCATCTCTTTGTTTTGGTCCAAGAATATGAACATTTTCTTCTTGATTAAATATTTTACATATTTTTGTTATATCTTTGTTTGTAAACCAAACATCAGCGTTAAGTAACCCTATAACACTATTGGAACCAAAAGCCGCCAACTTGTTACATGCTGCTGAATATCCAATGTTATTATTTAAAGATATTCTATCTATTAGATAGTTATCTTCTTTAGACCTAAAAAAATCTACTGTGTCATCAGTTGAGCCATTATCTGCTATATATAAATTCCAAAATTTTTCTGAATAATTTTCAGGGAACAACTGATCATGAAGTGTATTCAAAAGTCTTTCTAGAAGCGGTTTAGTATTGTAATTTACAACACAAAGATCTATCACAGTTTTGCTTTTGCCTTTGCAATATCAAAAGCATCTGACGGATTGAATCCCATTTCTAAATACTCACAGTATTCACTGATTGCGTAACTTAGATCTTCATCAAAAAACTCAATAAGCCTATTGGCATACTGTTGATTTGTAGCTCCCTGTTTATTTTTTTCTTTTATTGAATTATAAGATTTGCTGTTTATCTTTCCCAAAGCAAATCCAATTGAAAATAATAAAGATAGATAGCCTACGACCTTACCAGTCTTCACTATAATCCTCGCTTGGTGAGAAGTAAACATTTTTTAAAGCTGTGTTTATTGCGGAAATTATCCTACTACATGTATTTTTATCCTGCTCAACTAACTGTCCACGCATCAAAGATGCGTAGGTTTTTTGTATGTGCACAAAAATATCTAGATCTTCTATTAAGAATGACTGATTATTTTCCAGTTTAATAGTTATCTTTTTCTTTTGATTTGTTTTCTTACTCATTTGCTTTCTTTTCTTTTAATTCAGCATTAATAACTTCATCATGCGGAACTTGATAAACGGCTAAATCACCCGTGTCTGGTTCATGTGTTATGAAGTATATTCTCTTGTCTTCTAGTTTGCAACCATCTGGTGGAGGAGATTCAAGTGCTATTTTTTTTGATGCTGAACCGTAAACTTGACTAGACTTTTTGTGTACGACTATATAGTTTAGCTTACCTGCTGCCATTTATTTACCTGTTAAAGCCTTTATTGAAATAGGGAATAAGGGTTGCACCAACTCATAAACTGCTTCTGCATATCTTTGTATCTCAACCTGAGAATCTTCTGAGAGTCTTTGATTTAAAAACAAAGCTACGGACTGTAGACTACAAGACCATCTATAGGGCTGATACATGCCATATGCTGCAAGAAACAGTCTAGCCTGCTCTGGAGCCACCCCCTCCTCCATAGCCCACCTATAGAGAGCCTCTCCGTCTTCTACGTGCTGTTTAAGCTTGGTTGTAAGCACGGAGCCAACCCAAGGTCCTATAGGACCTCCAGAGCCCTGTTTTGTGTTTTCTGGGGCTTGTCTCCACTCATCGTTTTTGGGTATATAAAACTCTGGGTCTATTGTTATGTATCTTCTGGACGATTCATTCCATGAGTCCATGGTATGGTCAGAGCCAACTACATATTTCCAGTGCTGTCTTGCCACCATCAAAGGTGCTTTAATTTCAAATGTAACAAAGGCGTGACGAAAAGGAGACATATGATTTTCTCTAGCTAAGAATTCTAATAGTCTTGCGTCTTGTATTGAAAACTCTTTAGATTCCTTCGCAAAAGAAGCTCGTGCAGCGTTGACTACGGACAAATCACTGCCCATATAGTCAACCAGTCTTACGTAACCATTGTCCAATACCTTGATCGTAGATTGATTTTCCATGACTACAGTATATCACCAGCTCAAACGAGTGACAAATTAAGTTACTGATTATTCTTTACAAATTTTATTTCACAAGAATCTGTAGTGCAATATTTTTCACCCATTGCATCTGCAGCCATACCAGCATATACACCAGTAAGATCAATCGGAAACAACTTTTCAGTTTGATCCATATATTCTTGTTCTGTAATTTGTGTATACGGCATTTGAGGATAGGTGTCATTTCCACTTGGAAGGAAAGAAACTGTTTTTAACTGACCGTCGTGCATGTGGAGAACCGTTCCTATGTATTGAGATTCGGTATCTTTGTTAAAAGACACTGTTACAGATACTGAATTATCGGACCAATATCTTTGCGCAGTTGTTGCCAAACCCATTTTTTCAAAAATTGTAACATCTTTTTCTGATCTAATAGCCTGTGACTTAATCGGAAAATATACCACCGACGTGGTATCTGGAGACTCCGAAGCTGGTTCAACTTTATAGTTTGCCATTTTAAAAAGAGGTAACATTGGATCTTCGTTTGAAAAACGAATTGTTCTGTTAAAGAATTTTCCACCTGGTGTCCAGTGAACTCCAGGAGATTCTCCTGCAAGGATTGATACAGTTCCAGATGGTTTTACGGTGGTCGTCTTTATGGATTCTCTTATGCCTAACCATTCTGAATATACATTATCGTATCTTTGAACTGTTTTATATCCCTGATTCATCCACTCTTTAAGGACTGGCATGCCAAGTCTGTCTGCAAAATCTGCAACACCAGACATGGACGTACCAATTCTTCTGTTTCTTTGCATTATTGCGTTTGTCTCTTCCCAGTGTGTTGGCAAAAGAGTTACTGTTTTTGCGTATAAGTACGCAAACTTTAGGGTTCTCTTATAATCTTCTAAACTTTCATGTCTTCCTAAGTATGTTTCTACCAGGGTGCAACACTCGTAGGACTCAAGCGATTGTTCTGCACAGGGGTTATAGCCAGCGACTCTATGGTCTTTATTGTTTGGCGGATCTATGAGTCTTCCATATTTTCTTGAAACATCAATCCATATTACGCCAGGTTCTCCATTTAGTGAAATGCCTTCAATAATTGGGCCAAGGTCTGCACCAACTTCTGTTTCTATTGAATTGTTTGACATCCACCCCCAACCTGGTGCTGAAGGATCATACGAGTTTCTTTCTGGAAACTTGTCTTTGTTCTTAAGATTTAAGAAGTCTTGATCATCAAGTCTTCCAATCAACAATTCTGCTGAGCGACGAACGTTCCCAGAGACAACACAGACACCTATGAGGTTTCCTATATCCGCAATATCTACACGAGTAAGTTTTTGTCCTTTTTTTCCGTCAAATATTTTTTTTATACGCTTGTGCATTTTTTCTAGTGGTTCATGCCCAGCTGCTACTCCTCCGAAAGTTTTAATTGGTGTTCCAGAAGGTCTTATTTGTGAGTAATCAAAAGAATAAGAAGATTGATTTTCTTTAAGATAGGAGTTAATAAGCAATGAAAGAGACTCAACCCAACCCTCTCTTGTGTCTGGAATTATATAATTAACTGATTCTTTTGGCTCATAAATAACAAAGTCTTTATCTGCACCCTTGTCATCAAAGCCAACACCTACGCCAAGCATTGATGCTTCCATTAGAAATGCAAACGGTCTTGCTGGATTAATTTTTGTCATTTCTGCCGTTGAAACAAACGCACAATTTTGTAGGGCTGCGGAGTTTTTCTGCACGTTTACTATATTTGTTCCCATTGCCCATAGTCCTCGACCAGGAGGGGTCCACTTTAAATTAAAAAGTCTATCAAATGCTTCTTTTGCGGAAGATTGCGCCTTAACATCATTCCAAGGAAGTCTATTTTTCTTACAGTGATCTTTTTGTAATGAGTACATTCCATTGATGACACGCTCACAAACGTCTGACCATGTTTCTTTGGTGCCGTTATCTTTTAATCTTGAATAAGTTCTTAGAAAAGTAATTTCTCCAACAGAATTACCAGCAGCGTCTCTATAGCCAAACGGCGGAACTTTATCTTTGTACGTATTTATAAACTCTTCGCTTATTTTAAATGAAAACATATCTGACATAACCATATCCTAATTACTTACCTTTCTAATGTAGTTGGAGTTCGTCTTTTGTATTTCTGATTTTTTGATTTTTATTATTTGATTCATAGAGTATATCTTATGTATTTCTTTTTCAATGAAATATCCGCTCTTCCAATTAAGAACTTTGTCAACGTTTGAGGAGTAATTAGTAAAGACATTGCATATCACTGCACCACCATAGATTTTTACAAGATTTTTCATTTTTGTCACAGACTTTTCTTTTTGTTCTTGTGATGTGAATTTTTCACCATCAAGTCTTTCATAAAGCCAATTATATGCCTGTCTTGTTAATGGTGGTATATCTATGTGATCAAAAATGCCCAATTGTATAATTAAATTTCTATTTTTTTCAATCTCTATGTCCGATTTGACAACGTCCTTAAACATAGAAAACCAGTCTCTCTCATTAAATTGAGGCCATCCAGCCACCCAAAATATCAGTACATGATTCTCCTCTGGAATTGTTGTTTTATTAATCACTGGCGAAAGACAGGCACACGCAATGCATTTTTTTACTATTTCTTTTGCTTTTTCTTCTCCATGTCTTTTAGATTGAACAGCCCATAATTGAGATATCTTTTCTGGCCAAGTTGATTCGCCCAAATAAATTGTAAGGTACTTATCAGCAACCTCTATTGAAAGAACATTGCTTTTAATCAACTGATCAAGCGAATGTATAGACATATCTAATCCTCTTTACCTCCGTCAAAACATATAAACTTGACCCAATAAATCGAAATTCCCGCACGTTTTTCGTGCGGGAACTCGAAAACGTCTGCTTATTATAGCAGATATATTTTGGTATTGACTATAGAGCTCTAGCTGAAGCTACTCCAGCCCATTCTTTGACCTTATTTCTTCCATAATCAGAAGCGGTGTTTGCTTGACCGTATCCAGAAGGGAATACATTTGTTGATGTAACTCCATCAAATATATAGTTGTTGTACAAGCTATAGTCGGTGACCCTCTTGACGTGACCGTATCCAGAAGCGAACACATTAGCAGCGGCTACACCATCAAAAATGTAATTGCTATAGAGTGCGTATGCCCTTGTCTTGTCTGAGGCGTGTCCATAGGCCCCAGAGAGAGCTCCAGATATTCCCTTAAATTCCTTTGGCCTAAATCTTGCACCGTCGTATCCTACACCATCTGCAAATGTTCCAGAAAGCGGATGTATATACAGTGTTGTTCCATTAAAAACCTGTGAAAGGAATACGTTACCAGGATGATATCCAGTTCCTGGAACGTGATGATTGTCTGGACCACCATCTAAAAGACCTTTGGCAAAAAGTGGATAGTATGAGTAGGTTCCAGAGGTACCCTTGAATGGGTTCACCATGTCATTGGTGTTACGACCCCTCAAAACTGGTCTTGGACCAACATAAAAAGTAGCCATTTATATTCTCCTTGTTAAATAAAGGTAACTATATAGTAAAAACAATAATCGGTTTTCACAATATCTTATAAATTATAATCAACTTCTACTATTAAATCCGATAAAACTGGTGGTATTTTGTTTTCTAACATGAATAAATTTACCTCTATGTAAACATGGCTTGAGGTATTGGGATTTGTTAAAACATAATTTGAACCAGAAGGGTAAAAGATCCTATATGAGAATACATTGTTTAAAAGAGATTGCGGTATGTTATATATTTTTGGTGAAACATTTAAAATCTCATTAATTGTTTTTCCTGTTGGGGCATTGAATTTAATAAAAGTCTTTCCTGTTTCAATAAACTTTTCATATCTAATGTCTATATCACTTAATCCATAGGTATAAATATAGGAACTATTTTCTTTTACATAATTTCTTTGTCTAAGCAAGATTCTTACTGCTGTTATATTTTTTTCTGCACAATAAAACTTTCGTGGACCAGAATTTACTATTGTATCTGATCCAACAATAGACCAACCTCCTGGGGCCACCTTACCTACGGCATCATATTCTCCGTCATAATATCCTGGATTAAAACTGTAATAGCCATCTTTGTCTAACATTGATGGATTTGCAGCTGTTGTATACTCAACTTTTACTATGTCAATACCGTTTGATGGAAATGGAGACATTGATACACAGTTTGTTAGCGAATTTCCAACTGAACCAGTTGGTATTTTAATGTACAAATACATGCTGACGCCGAGTGGATTTGGCTGATTCAAAATTACATTTCTTCTCCAAACTTTATCTGGCTGATTAATGAAGGCATTTTGAACTGGGGTTGTATCTATTAGTGCCCCATTTCCATCTCCACCAGCAATGTTTGTATCTATTCTTGTCTCAAGAAAGTCAGGAACAACTTGACCTCTTAGTGAGTTAACGTATTTTATTTTTGAATGCGAAGAACCTATTATTTCTGGCAAAGTTATACTATTATAATACTCGTTAAAAACAAGGGCTTGGGAAGCGGCCACGGCATAGGATGTGGAAACAAACGGAGAAAGATCTATTTGAGATTTTGAATGAATAGACAATTGATTGGTATTAATACTTTCAATTACTCTTATTCGATCAGTCAAGTCTGCAATTGCCGAACTTAAAAAGATATTTTCTTTTACTATTCTTTCTATAATTTCTGACACTCTTTTGTCTATAACCGAATACTTGTTATATAGATAAACTAGGTCAGCATAATTTTGCTCAATACGCTCATTGTAGTCGGAACTTGATATGGGGCCATGGTATTGAATCGGCTTTTTTTGTGTATAAATAAACTCTGACATTTTTTCTCCTAGATATCTTCTTGCATTGCAGCTTCAATCAAGTCCAACTTATTCATTAGCCAGCTTATTTTTGCGCTATTAATTTGGTATTTTTGAAAAATTATATCCGCATTTTCATATGGCGTAGATTGCTCTATTACATACTCTTCTGCGGTCTTATCGTAACTAATTGACTGAGTATAAATGGTCATTTTCAAATCTTCATTTAAATAGTAATCTGGTGTGGCGGCATATAGATCATTTCCAGTCATTTCAGATATAGTGTCCATACTAGCGTTAAGTTCATCAATTTTAGACTTAAGCCTGTTAATGTCTAATAAAAATTGATCGTTGCAGAGATTTAAAACACTTGAAGAAATTGGTCCTTTATAAACAAGCCTATGCCTTTGAAGGTTAGGTTCCATGATATTTTCTCTTTTATTAAAATCAGAATAAAGTATTCCCATGGCTTCTCCTAGTGTTTAAATTTAAGTGTATAAGAAATTACGGAAGGAGCAGAATATGAATCAACACCCCTGAATAAATCAGCCCTAACCCTGAGGGAGGAGGGTGCTTTGATACTGTTTGTCAGATAGTATACTCTTGTTCCTTCTTTTATTTCTTCTGTTCTTCTATAAATTATTTCTAAATTATTTTCATAGTTTATAATTGAAAATACATTATCTAAATTTGAATATTTTGTGCGAAGATCTTCTTCTTTTACAAAAGAAAAATAATTTCTATATACTTCTGAATTTGGTATTGAAAGAAGAGAGATTCCTTCCATTAAAGAAATCGTTCCATTAAATGGTGTTTTAACACCTTCCGAATCATTGGTTGATTTGTTTATAATAACCACTATAGAATTTTGACCTTTTTTAAAGTTCCATGTTAAAGAAGAAGATAAAATTCCAGGAGCCAAAGATCCACTTGTGGATACTTGAACCCCGTTTAAATAAATTTCTATATCCCAAAATTGAGCGGATAGTGATTTGAGAAAATTTTTAGTAATTGTAAGCGAGTTCTGCATGTAGATATTTGTTGATAAGTATATGCTACCGTAAAGAACATTTTCAGCCTGATAAAATTCTTGATTATTTGCAAGAGATATATTAAATTTATTTGCGATTATATCTTTTCTTGATCCAGTTATTATCTGCTGCCAAGAATCTCTATCGAGAGAAGTTCCGCTAACTACAGAAACTAAAACTTGATTACTATCTGTGTTTTCAAGCATGTAAACTTCGTATGGATTTGCGTCTTTTGAAAATTTTGCTAATCTATAAATTTCTAAATTATTTTGAATAGAATCATTTCTATAAAAATAATCTTTAATTGGATTATTATACTGTGTAGATCTTGGTATTTTTACCATTTGAGTAATGGTTGATTGAATGCTGGTCCCATCTATTGGAACTATTTTTGACTCAATCCTTGAAGCCCCACTAAAAGATACTACACTGGAATTGGTTGCATTTTTTAAAGAAGCTGGTGATACTTTAGTCCAGCTGTAATCGTTTATTGACTGTTCGTTTCCATTTTCTACAGCTATATAATAATTAATTGAAGTCCCTGCAGGGACTTGATCATTGGCATCAAAGTTCACAGAGTCTATGGTCAATGTTTTGTTTTGATCTAATGGAAGCGAAATTGGCTGACTCACAAAAATTGCCGATGAATCGTAGTACGGAGCAGTAATTATAAGTTCTTCCAACCTAAAATCATAAACATACTTTACTTTATTTGAAATTGTTTTTGTATAATCTGGTTCAACTTTTGTTAAGAACAATTCTATGCTTGACGCCTTGGTCGTTGAAAATGAAAATGAAAAATTGTCATAATCTGAAGAACTAGACTTGGAGAGGGTAATTGGATTTGATATGTCATTAGAATTATTGACAATAATATTTATATCTACTGGTTTTTGAGAGTTTATTTTTCCCTCTATAAGAGATATCCCAGATAAGTTTGAACCCGCAGAAGAAATCGGTATTATTATTTTTAGAGTGCATAGCGATATTGATGGTGATTCAAATTGATACTTCCATTCTAAGTTGTTTAATCCATTAAATACATTTGAAAAATTAATTGAGGGAACAGTAGAAACTTTTTTGCCATCAACAAAAACCTCCAAAGAAGCATTAGAAACTTTGTTCATTATGTTCCCAACATAACTGAAAACTCCAGATGTAAGCTGTGGTATGGAAAGCTTTCTGGAAGAAAGGTCAACTACTGCTGATGTTTTGGACAAGTCGGTTAGTGCGGTATTGTTAAATGCGTTGGTATGACTGTAATAAAAACCATCTGTATTATTTATGGCGAATAATCTGTCGTCAACATTTTTTTCAAGTTCTGCTCTTCTCAATCTTAAATTTTCTATTCTAAAATTAAAAGCTGTTATAAGATCATATAAATCGCTTACTTCTTCATGGAAAGAATCATACAAAACATCGGTATTAAAAGATGTATGCGCAATTATTCTATTTAGCTTTTCATGATCTATTATTGAGCTGGCAGATAAATCGTTGTATGGAACTGGTATTGGGAATCCAGGTCTATAACGACTAAAATATCTTCCATATATTGTTGATATCTCATTTTCACTAGGTGCATTTCCTAGAGAATAGTATATTTTATATATAGTTTCTAAAAATCTTTTTTTCTGTATATTTTCTATAGTCATGATTGGACTATCCTTGCTCCAAGTTTGTACCAATATAATATTGGTGTAGAGTTTGATGATTTGTTCTTTTTAAGAATGGCCCTAAAAATTATAGAGTTTATTGGATTCGGAACATCTGGTTGATTATAGTAAGCTATTTGTGGTATGGATAAGTTATCGCTCAGGTTTTGATTGAATGCCAGTATTTCTGGTAACCCTTTAAATCCTCTTTCAATTGGCGAAATTTGTATCCATCCTTTTCCCCCATCAACACTAACATAATATTTGATTGAAGAATTATCAGAGTCGGATTTAGAAATATATTCGGAAACCTCCAGACTCAACAGATCTAATTGACCGTTTACAAAAAATGGCTTAGAAACTATCTCTGCGTTGTCCTGATAAGTTTCTCTTCCAATAGATATATCTCTAATGCCGATACTCGCTCTTTTGGCTTTTAGGTATTCAAAATTTCTTTTTAGATTTAAAAATACTTTACTGCTTTTTAGAACTGTATCAGAACTTGTTTCTACTGACATATTGGAGGATGATGGCGTGTCTATCACTTTCAGGCACACGCCGTAGTTTTGTTCAATATTTGTGACTGGAATTGTATTTGAATTAGAAGTTTTAATTCTAAACTGAGTAGTGCTATCAATTTGTATAACATTAAATATTCCAAGAGTATCAATATTGTCTCCCCACTTGTCTCTAATATAAACTTTTGAGCCGACAGACAAACCGTGTTCTTTAACTGTTGTTACTGTAGCTACATTTGAAGAGTTTTGAATTGTTTTCATTTTAATTTTTAATGACGATAATTGATTTTGTATATTGGTACTTGGATCAACTAGCACACACGCTGTTGTTGGAATTCCATTAATAATTCTTTCTACCGTTGTATTCATTAAATCTTTATTTGGATAAGAATTTGCCTTATCCTTTAAACAAAAGAGGTCTATATTCAAATCAACATCTCTCTTATGCCAATAATATGATTGCGTTCCTGATTGAAGCTTGATTTGATATTTTGTTTGACCTGTTACAGTTTCGCTTTTGGTGAACGCAACCTGTCTAATTTCACTAGCTGAACTTTTATGCTCTGATGGTCTATCAATGCGAGGTACAACTAAATTTTTGTCCCAGGAAGAACCAACTATTGAAGAATCAATTAATGCAGATGGATTAAATCTACTTTGATTATTCCACTTTTGGGTTGAACCGACCTCATATGGGGTCCAATAAGCGTGCTTAATAAGCGTTTCGTTAAACTCACTTTGCTCCAATGTAATGTATACCTTATTTGCTTTTGTTTCATCAAATTTAAAAACACCCTTATTAGAAAAGAAATTTTTATAATTATCTATTGTTTTTGAGCCTATATCGGATGCAATAGTTACTGGACCACTATTTATTAGTTCATACGTTTTGTTTGCTGCTTCATCAAATAGTTTTATAGAAGTTACTTTTATGTTTTTTATAAGAGCATTTGCGCCCTGTATGTCGTAGCCAAAAAACGGAAGTATAGATATGGTATTTATATATTCTCCAGTTTTTGAAGATGAGGTAAATTCAAGTGTTAAACTTAAGGGCTTTAAAGTATCAAATTTTCCCCAATTTATATACTTTCCGTTATCTAAATATTCAAATTCATATTCTGGTCTAGTTTTTGAGGAGGATGGATCATTTAAGGACATTACATTTATTGCCTCATATTCAAAATAGGTTGCAGCACTTTGATCTAGTATAGTATTTTCATTTGATCTCAGGATTGAAGAGTCTTTTTCGTATAAAAACATATTCTTATTTCCATCATTTTCAAAAATAAAACTATTTCCCTTTAAACCATTTGATGTTTTAACAAAAGATATTTCATTTGAAACAGAATTATTATAATTTTGATTAACTATCCTAACTTGACTACGCCAAGTGCTTGCGGAATTTTTTGCCAAAGTTGCATAACCATCAGATACATCAGGAATAAATCCAGGTGTTATTTTAGATGATTCAATCATAGAAAGATCATTAAAAGAGTCTCCAAAATAAGTTATATTTACTGAGGTACTTTTTGAATATATTTCTAATATATTTATCTTTGATTTAACTCTTGACAAATAAGCTTTTTCTGCTTCTATTTGATTAGAAAATAGATTAAATGTATTGATATAATTAGCGGCTAAAGAATCAAACTGATTTGTAATTATATTTAAATCAGCAGATAAATTAGATACAAACTTATTAAAAATATCTGAGCTCGGTACTTCGCCTTTTTTAAAAACAATTGGCTCTGTCATAGAAGAACCTATATTTTTATGTATATCAAAAAGAAGTTCTTGATACGCTTTATCATAGTCCTTTGGTGAAACATTCTTTAAATTATAATAATCGTTTATGAATTTTTGTACCTTAGATATTATCTGCGTATAAGCTAACGTATCTGTAGATAATTGAGCCATATATAATCCTTATATAAATTTCTTCTTGTATTTATTATCATATTTTATGAAGTTATTATTTATTGTACTGTCTTTTTCCAAGGAAAACTTGAATAAAATTCTATCAACCGAATAATTTTCAGAGGTGTTATCTAGACTTCTTAAAATAATTCTGTATCTAAACACATTTGGAATGTGTTGATAAATCACCCTAAAAGGTGTGTTAATAAATTTATTGAATAGTATTGTCTGACCAGAATGAATGAATAAAACCGAATCAGATTTATAAAAACTTGGTACTTGAGAGCTACTTAATACATAGTTTGTTAAGTTAATTGCTGTTGATCCGTTTTCAAATAATATTTTTACAGGACAATAACTTGAATAATCAAAATTACCAAAAGAACTTTTGTTTGCGGTTATTGTTCCGTTAATAATTGAATAAACAGAATTAACTAACTTTTCCTGACTTATATACGGAGCGTAAGTTATTCTAACACTATTATCTGAATTTGTTTTTTCAAATCTCTCCCCATTTACCCCATCAAAAGAAGCGTTGATCAAAACAGGATTAGCCATAGACCTAGAAAACAAGGATGCCTCTTTTGCGGAATTTATATTTAATGGAATATACGATACGTAATATCTATTATTTTTATTAAATTTAAATATTTTTAATATTTTTCCATTTACCTCATAAGAACCAAAGTCTCTTTGGATTGAATTTTCAAAAACCTTTAAAGATTCTTCACTAGGCAAAAATCTTAAATTGGCTTCTCCTTGAATATTTGCGTATAGTAGTTCTCCTCTTATTAAGGAATCTTTGTAAGGGATTATAGGCATCCAATCTTCCTCAAATATCGGATTGTCTTTAATTGAAACGCTAAATTCTGCACCAGTTTTATCCAAGGCTGGGTCATTCTCCAAATAGTTAAGCTCTTGAAAATATTCTGAGTTCATTTTTACTCTCATCGGTAGTCCATCAATTGGAATTTTTCTGCTCACAAAAACTGATCTATTTAAAGGTATCGGAAGCATCGTTATTTGAGCACTAATTTTTGAAAAGAAAGATATGTTTTTTATTGAGAAAATATATTCATACATTCCAGGATCTTCTACGTTATCAAAAAATTGTGAAGAAGTAATAGAATTAACATAATCAATTGAATCCTCAGAGAAATGACCATTGTTCTCAGATTTATTTGAATCAAATAACGGTATAATTCCTCCTGAAGCATAGTTCCACACGTTCTTAGTAGACTCTTTTAGATTTGATTCTATGTAGGTTTTGCTAACGATTGAACGAAGTTTTGATCCGACTGAATAAGATATAATTGAAAATACTATATTTGATAGAAGGCTTGTGTTTTTAAATTGATTTAGATCATCAATATCAGAAAAGAAATTTTTTTCTTTCAATTTTTCAATAACACCAACATTGATCTTTTCATAGTCTGTAGGATAATAATCTGTATAGTCGTAGTAATATAATTTTTTGTTTCTATTGATATAATCAAAAGCAAAATCTTTAATAAAATATTTTATTACAGTGTCTTGAAGTTTGTCATGATGTTGCTTTCTTGACAATCTTATTGCAGCAGATATTTGATTTACTAATTTTGTATTTACCTCAGATTGCAGAGGTGTAATTTTTGTTCTTGTATAATTTTTTTGTCCGAATATTAATATAACACTTTTAACAAAATCATAACCTGGCAATTCTACATCTAGACTGTTTTTTATTCTAATACTATTTGGTAAAATTTTATATTTATTTGAGCTAGTGGAACCCGCAACATTTGCGGCGCTGTTGTTCATTGATTGAACTATAACCTGCAGAAGATCCATATTGTCACTTGTGTTTGGAGTGATTCTTATTCTTGATATTTGTTTTGGGGACTTGAAAACTATTTCAACGCCTATTTGTGCCGATGAATCTATTTCATTTTCTGTTTTAAAGGATGAAAAAATATCCTTATCAAAAATATTTTCTTTTATTACAACGGGAGATTTAACTGTTAAGTTCCAAATATGACTTGACGACGCGTTGAGCACCTTGCGTATTCCAGTATCGGAAGAAATGTATTCTTCAGAAAAATTTTTATGATATATTATATTTTCAATATCTTCTATGGTAATACTGGTTAATATCTGTTCATAGTTCTTGGAATATTTGAGTGTTCCAGAAAACGAATCAACAAAAGAACTTTCAGAAGCTGAAAACGGAACTCCGTTCCTGTCTGGTATTTTACTAATTGTATCTGCATAGATGTGTGAGTTTAAATCATTATCAAAATTTTCCACGAATATATGATCATATAGATCTTCTTCTCCAGAAAGAAAAACCCAATTATTTATATATGATTCAAGGTAAGATATGTCTTTTTCTAGTTTTTCTATTTCTCCAGAAAATATTGAAGACATTGATGATCTTAATATGGATAATGTTCTGGATATGTCATATGTAGATTTAATTCTCAAATCCATATCCCTGAACAAGTCTATTATTGGCTCCTTCTGTATGGTGCTCAAAGAATTAACAAGACTGGGTATGTAATCAGCAGCCGAAGAAAAAGACCCTATCTTGCTAACTAAGCTTCCTATTTCTGCTTTTTCTACTATTGACTCTGATAAAACTTGATTTACAGTTTTTCTTGATTGTCTATTAAAAGAAGATATACTTTCACTTAACTGGGTTAGCATTACAGTGTCCTCCAGTCGTTTCCGTCCATGTCCTGGATGTCAAAAGCAACACCAGCAGTAAGGTTGGATCTCACAATATTATAAACTTCTTCTATTGAATTAAAGTTTTGTTTAACTTCTTTTGGTATTTTAATTATAACATATCCACCATTCGGATAGAGATATCCTTTACCAGAATTAAGGTCTGCGAAATTTAGTATGTTTGGTTTTTCTTCATAAGATTTTGTAGTATTATCAAGCGGTTTTACGCCGCCGCCCTTTAATCTAAGATCAATCACATTAATTTGATTTATGTCAAATTTTTTATTGACAGTTACAGTACCCAAATGAAGTGCCAATGGATTATGCTCCAACTTTTTTGGATCAAATATAGAATAATTAAAAGTAAAATCAACCACACTTTTAGGCGTTTCGTAATCATCTACCTCAACATATTCTCCATTTTCCAAAACCTGAACAGCTGACGGCACTATGTAAAAATGAATTGCAGAATCTATAAACTTATATGGATTACTAGAAAAGCCAGGTTGACCGTTTGAATCAATGTATAGTTGATTTATGCTAAACACGTACGGATTACTTGGAATTTCTTTTCCATTTAATTTATACATCATGATATTTGGATTTTTTACAACATAATTTACTTGTATATTTTCTGGATTTGAAGGAATTATTTCTTTTTCAAAATAAATTGTACCAGTATGTTTGCTGTAATTTTTTATTTGATCTTCATTTATTTCAAGCCAATTACCTTTGGCGTCTTTTATTTTTATATCAACCCAACATTCTATAGGACTAGCGTCTGTATGATAGGTGCTTATGTTTGGTTTATCCAATACTTCTTGCGTTGTATGGAACGAGCCATGTCTTAATTGTATTTCATTTCTAGAAACTATTATTGGATTTTCGTCAAATATATCATAATATCCAGAACCAAATATGCCAGATGAAGGTATGGCTATTTTTGTTGTATCATAAAAACATCTGAGGGTTTGACCATGGTAATTTTTTCTCCAATCAGTTTGAAGTGAATTAATTGGAAGAGTTATATTTTTGAAAAATCTACCCCTGCTTAAATTAATAAACCAGTTGTCAAACTTGGAAAGATCTTTTGGTGGATTTGATATAGCAATTTTTGCCCTATCACTAACTCTAACAGAGTATATTGGGCATATTGATTTTGCTGGAAATTGAAACTCTCTCAATGTTCCGGTCCTATTTTCTATACCAATTATATTATCAGTAGTTGCAGAATCTCTGTCGGCGTCAAATGCAATTAGCCCTATGTATATATTTCTTTTGTTTTGCATGTAATACTGGTAGGTGAACTTCTTGCCAAGAAATTGTCTTGTGACAATATTATAAAATCCCCACTGCAGTCCATCTGGTGCTGGCATCAGTGTTCCATTTGAATCTTTTAAGTTCCATTTAAGGAGTGTATTACCGAAAGAAACTTCCACTGTTGTGCCAGTTGAAGAGTCTTGAGGTTGAACAAATTCAGAATAATTAGGAAATCCAATAGGATTACCTAGATCATTAGTCAGTACAACTGCACCATCTTTTGCGTTGATGGAAAGTTTTTTATTTTGCTTATAATTTAATCCAGAAGAATCTGCATCGGCTACATAGTAGCCAGATACATCATATTCCCTTGAATACTCTTTTGACTCTATCTCAACTCCGTTTGTTGTAACAACTTGATATATAGGTGCCATATTTTTCAATATATCAAATTGTGAATTTACATCTGACTGACTTAAGGTAACTGTGCCAGTTGGTCCACTAGTGCGAATAACTGAACTGATTGAAGGATTTATATTAGAAAGACCAGTTGACTGAGACGGTGCTTCTATAGTGTATGTAATTCCATCTTTTGAAAAAGATATTTCTTTATTATCAAATCCAGTTGATGGAGAATAAATTTGAGAATTCGTAAGATTATGTGTAAAATCAATTTTTGTTGGTTGACCATCTTCATCAAGAATAGGATCACCTTTTTCGTCTTTCACTTCTGACTTTATGTATACGGAATTAATAACAACAGAGTTAATTGAAGAACCTGGATAAGCGTTTGAATCCGATACAGATCCTAATCTAAAAACGCCAAAATCACCTGAAGTTATATTTGTTTCACCAGAAATACTCCCCGACGCTATTGCTGTAAATTTGTAATTACCACTTTTTGTTGTAGCTGGTTCTCCTGATTTACCTTTTACTGGAGTTTTAATCGTAAAGTTTATATTTTTTAAAGAAAATCCTTCTGCGTTAGGACCATAAACAGCCCTGTCTTGGGCGGTCAGAGATCCACCAGAAAGCTCTAACATAATATACTTTATAGCCCTATTTGTAGATGGAACACTTATTGAAAATTCTTCATTGGGCGAAATGAGCCTGTCAACTGCAAATATATTTTGTGGAAGAGCTCTTATGGGATTGTCAACAAACTCTGGAACTCTTTGTTCACCGAGACCAAGATCATCCTGATACATCCAAACCTTCTTAACAGTAACTGGCCAATCTCCAGCCTTAATGTTAATATCAGATATTTCTTGCCAGGGAACAGGATTGCTTTTTTCGTCTTCAACCTCAGGAACCTCAACAACTATATGGTCAACAATTGTAGTTGGACCTGGGATGCCCGTATAGCTTATTCTTCTATACTCTGATGAGTTAGACCCGTCATATACCTTTTCAATATCTGAATAAAGCACCGCGGCGGCTATGAATTTTTCAACACCCTTTGGTGCCTGATTGACTAAAGTTCCATATCTTGCCCTATTATATTTATATAAATCTAACCAAAACAACGCAAGTATTGATTTTGTTTCTGAGTCTACTATGGCATCAATCAAGTTCAGTTTTTTATCTGATTGAAACTTTCTTACTGCTGCTGCTGTTTGAGGACCATACTTGCCGTCAATTGTTACTGGAATGTTATTGCATTTAAGTGTGTATTGAATATACGAAACATAGCCTGCTGGTTGGGAAGGTGCATTGTTTGTGCCACCCCCGCCACCCCCCCCGCCGCCGCCCTTGCCGCCGCCTGGAGAAGTTGTTTTTACTACTGGAGTATAAATTTCAAAAAATGTCAAAAATTTTCTAAACAAAATTTCAAAGAATTTTTTACCAGTAGTTCCCACTGGAACAGAAAGTTTGTCAGAATTAAATAGCTGGCTGAATTTGAACGTTTTGTACTGCCCAAGATCTGATTGATATATGGTATGTAATATTTTTATTTTTTCATCTAACGATTTTGCTATGCTACTTGGTATCGCACGGGTTACATTTAAGTACCATTTTTCAAAGAAAAGCCATTGATCATAAACAATTCTGACCGTATTAAAATCTGGAAGGTTTTTATCAGTACCAGTTACTTTGTTACTTGCTTTAAACCAGTAAAGATCACCAAAAACTTTATGTGTTGCGTCTTCCATCACTGACCATAAAGCGCCTTTTTCGGTAATTATATTGAAGAGTAATTTCTCTTTATTTGCTGCTGACTGCTTAGGATCTGTTGGCGCATTAAGATTGAATTCTTTTCCACGCAACGTTATTCCAGTAACACCAGATGTATCCGCTACCATAACTTGGCTACTGTCTACGCCTGCTCCTACGCCTCCTCCTCCGCCTCCTACTCCTCCGCCTCCGGCTCCTTTAGATTGACCATCCATGTACTCGTTCCAATACTTTGTTATTGGAAGATCGTTTGTATAGTGAAAGTTGTTTCTTGTGTGAGATTTGTCTTTGAATTTTCTATACATAATATCAGTAACAGAAAATACATTTGTTGGATATCTGTAAAGATAAAATGGAGACTGTTTATTGCGAACGGGTATGGGCTGATAATCAGTTGAAGAATATGAGGTGTTCCCATCAACATTGGTTACAACAACATAAGCTCCATATATGCCCTTAGAACTTCCGTCTGGTTCTTCGGGAATTGCTTTTTTGGTTGTAATTGTCACTGAGCTTGATTCGCCATTAAGACTCATTTTAAAATTAGTGGACCAATTAACCTCATAGTTGTATCTATTGGTTTTTACTTCAGTAACAAAAAGTTGAGTTTTAAATGCGTAATCATAGTCTTTAACAAATTGACTTCCTGGCAAATATTCCTTTGGAGTTTTTATTACAGAATTAACTTGAGAGATATAATCCGAATAATCCAAAATAACATACGGATAATAAATGGAATCTAAATCAAACTGCCTTGAATAAACTATTGAATAGGCGTCTATAGACAACGAACTACCTGCCATCTTATTTTTTGCTACATTAGACATCTTATGTATACTGTAAGATGTTTTAACATTTGAAAAAATATAATTTGAATTGTCTATTTTTTCAAAATTCAAGAATTTTACGTTATCGTTTGAACATTCTAGATAAAATTCTACGTTACTAAAATCTGGATTTATCATCGTTGCGGCATCAACTTCGTTTGAAGTTGCCTCAAAATCGTTGATCAAAAGATCTCCGATTGAAACATCAATCTCCCTACAGAATATATTGGTTATTTGCTGAGTAGTATAATCTCCATCAAATTCTGGTTTTTTCATACCAAAATTAAAGGTTTTCTTTTCGTCTTCAAACAGAACAGTTACTACACCATTGGAATCTGGTTTTCCATTGACCGTCCAAGAATTTCTCCAAGGAGAAATGTTCCAAACAATCACCGATGCATCGGAATATTGCTGTCTACTGTTTACTTTATTTCTGTTTGACTCGCATATTATGTTATAAAACATTTTGTTTGGACCAATTACTGCCTCACTCAAAAGTCCTGTTTGGCTACCCTCCCTTCCAGTTGGAAAAGAGTTTGTTGTTCCCTTATTTTTTCCAGACACAGAAAGACCACTTCCACCATAATTATCATTGATAAAAGTAAGAAAAGGGTTTACACAATAAATTGCAAAAGAAGAAAATTCAGAACTAGAATCATACTTGTCTTTTAATATTGCCGAATACTTCTTGTTTCCATCTTCTATATAAGCTATAGATCTTGCGGAACCATCAGAACTTTCTGGTGTTCCATTAAAAACACGTATCTGATTTACAGAATTGTTAGAAAGAATATTTTTTCTATCACCAAATATTCCATAATTTCCTATTGATGACTCATTGTAGGCCGACATATCCCATGCGTTAAGAGATTGATCTCCGTCAATATATTCATCTACAATTTTTATTAAACCAGTATTATTGCTTGTTGAAGAAAGCGTAAAATCAAAATTTGACAAACCTGAAGCCGATAAACTACTTTGATCAAGACTGGAGCAATCAATAAATACAGAAACTCCATTTGACAAAAACATATCTATTATTCTTTTTTGCTGCTCATTTATTGTTTTGTTTGGTGTCCAAACCAAAAAATCATATGAGAAGGCGTCTGCGTTTGTGGTAGCCACCTGAGTGCTAACAAATTCATCTATATTTAGAGCCCAATATTGCCTTTGTGATTTGGTCAATTCTGAAGAAGCCAATGGATTTTCAAACAGAAAGTTTTGCTGGTTAATAACCGATTCTTCTAAATTTGCAAAAACATATGGATTTTCCATATTTTCTATAAGACCAGAATACAGTACAGCCACGTTAAGCCTTGCTCTTTCGGCGCTTTCATGTATGTCTTTGTTTTTGCTGAAATTATAATTTATTTTAGCTAACAATCTCCAGTTAAAATTTTGAAATGTTCTTGGATCTTGTATTGCTTTTTTGGGAGTTATAATTTTCCATCCATCATCGTTCGTATTATTTTTTAAAAGTTTATTTTCTTTGTGTGCGAACATTTGTGTTGAATAAACTCTTTTATTAAAAGAACTTGGATCAATTACTTCTGATTCTTCAACAACATAGTTATAAGCTGGAACAGCATTTATATATTCTCTATAGTTTAGAAACTGATTAAAGGGTATTCCGTCACTGTTTTTTTCATACTTGTCATATATTAAGTATAATCCAACTGGATCTGGTGAATCCATTAAAACTATAATTCTGTAAAAATCAACAGATGAACCATCTAGGTCAGTTGGATATTTTTCAATATGAATTCTATATTTATTTTGACCATACCCATCAACGTATTTATTACCAAAAGAATCAACAATTCTAATATTATATCTGTCTGGATCTTCTACGACAGGAGAAGTTTCAATTCCAGTATAAGTTGAACCGATTACCAGATAGTAAAGTATAAAATCTACTTACATAAATGCTATGTGCAAAACGTAAATCATTAAAATTTGTTGAACTTGTAAAGTTATACGCTTGAGACTTTTTTTCTATTTTGTCAATTATTATATTGCTTATCGAAACTTCGGAATTTTTTACTATAGGAGAATGTTTTGTTTGATGCAATTCAGAATTATTTTTGAGATATCTTAAAACACCGAATTCGTCGGCATACATTGTAAAATCATCATTAATAGCTTTTAATTGACCACTATTTTCTGGTATAAGACTAGAAGTGTCTAAGACAGAAAGAAAGTTTTCTGGAGTTACCTCTTGAGTGCTATACCAACCAAGATTTACAGCGTCGGAGGGAAGTGTATTGCCTTTTTTAATTGAAGGTTCTAACCTAGAAGTAAAATCGCTAAAAGATTTCATTTCTATTCCTCTTCGTAATCAGGGTGCAGGTTCTCATAGGTCTCAATCACATATGGGGTTACGCCCAAAAGGCCCATTTGATATTGAGTATATCTGCTTATGGGATACCATTTTGGCAAGTTCCAAGTATTTTGGAATACATCCTCATAGTAAACTATTTCAGTCTCAAAGTCCTTTTTAAAAGAAGAATCAGTGAGATAGTGGTAATAATAGGCATTTTGCCCCAAGTCCGGGGCAAGAACTGGTTCTGAGGATTCTGATTGATTAACATCATATTTTTCATACCAATATACTATGTCTCCAGCTATAGTGTTGGGTGTGTCACGCGGAGTTGTATTCATCTCTGTGTCAACGGCAACAAACCAATAGCCAGGTATGGCGTCGTTTTGGGCTCTATATGGACCTATTTCAAATTCGCCATTTTGATTTGCGGTTACCATTCCAGACTTTCCCATCTGATCTGGCGATACAGTAGATTGACTGTATGGGGTATTGAAAGCTTCAAAAAGGTTTCTTCCCCTTCTCCAATATACTTTTGCATTTGGAGCTGCCGATCCAAATATTGAAACCAGCTCTTGTCCATCTGCATTAATTATTTTTTTTGAAACTTCGGCAGAAAGCTTATCAACGAAGAGAGTAGTTGGCTTTAACCAAAAGTCCACTGTTGTGGAAGTGGTTGGTGTTGCACTAAGGATTTCGAAGACATGTATATGACTACTGATGGGTTTTGCAACTGATCCCCCTATATATTTGACATATGCCCTGGCATAGCCTTCTTCATTTGTCAGAACTGATGAGGGTGTTGCCAAAAGATTTTCTCCAGTTATTTGATAATGCACAAATGGTTTTGGATTATTGTTGACGTCTTTACTAAAGATATTAACAGAAATAAACTGATCTCCATTGTCCAATATTTCTTTTGGAGAAATATGCGCAGATACAGAACCTAATTCATATTCATTATTTGACAGATATATATATCCCTCATCCAATGCAGAATAAAGTGGATTTAAATTAACTGGATAATAAGATAAATCTGAATCAAAAATAGACTTTTCATATTCAACCATTGTAGAATACTGGTTATCTGGCGTGCTCAACAAAAATATTTTTGTTCTATAAGAACCATCTATCTCGTTGTAAAACTGATTGTCAACAAAAAACGTGTCTCTCACCCTATATTTAACTTTGTAGGTTGTGCCAGATTTTATTAATGGTTGACCAGAAATATTTTCTGTTTGTATTATATTAGAAAAATAGGATTGGTTTGTTAAAATCAATTTGCCAGTATAGGTATCAAATAATGATAAGTCAAAGACATTGGAGTATGCTATTGCCAAAAAATTATCGTAAGTTGCTTTAACATACTCCACATTGTATGGTGAATGAATTGTTGGATTAGCCTCGTCTGCAAATGCTACTTGCGCATACTCTTTGCTCACATAATCAGGAGAAGAAGAGACTGTTAAAATTACTGGTGCTCCCTGTCTTGCAACTGACTCCAATAAAAACTCAGATTTAGTATAGTGAATTTCCGTGCCCTTGTCGGCGTATAAATAATATGGGGTTCCATCCTGATATATATATCCACTTTCAATCACTGGAGAAAGTCTTTTGTCTTGAGAATTTGTCTGTTCAGCGCTAAATTGTATGCCCTTCATAATAAATTCATTTATTGATCTGTCGTAATAATTTAAGATACCATATGGAGTTGAGCCTACATCCTCAAAATTTAAACCACTGTTTAAAAATTCTATTATTGAAGGATACTCATACTCTGATCTCACATAAACATCATCGTTTTCATTTATTGGTTCTAGTGAACAAATTATGGCGTTTGGAGATGAGGCGTACTCTTCCAGACCAAAATCAGACCTTCTAAAATCATAAAAACCAATTAAACTTCCATGGTAATTATCCGGAAGATCATAATTTCCAGTTGAACTAGATCTAACAACACCGTCATCTGACATGAAGAAAGAAATTTCATCAATGTAATCTGCAGTAAAATTATTCCATGTCAAGTAATTAAATGGATAGTTTGAACTTGGAGTTGCAGAAATAAACAATAAATCTGGAGTAGCCGAATAAGGAAACTTTACATCTATAAACTTGTAGTTGACTGTTGAAGATCCAGTTGTATCAATATAATATTCATGCTGATCAGGAGTAGCAAAATTTGGATTTATAAAATGAATCCTTATATTATCCTGGGAAGAAAGTAGGTACTTTTTGTTGTTTTGTTTGTTAAGAGAAATTCCTCCATATCCTTGATACGGACTAGCTGACAAGTCAACATCATACGAACCTTCAACAACATTTTCTAGGTGCACATATATTGGAGTTGTTCCGTGTGGAAGGATAAAATCCTTAATCAAATTTGCGGGAAGAATAATTAAATCTGATTTTTTTGTTATATCATTAGATGAATTTAGTCTATTTCCGAATCGATCAGATCTAATCTTGGGCGTATTAACTATTCTTTTCTTTTTTGGATCATGAATATTTGATATTATTTTAAGTTTTGTTTTGTATGGAGAGTCATCAATTTGAGCAGCGGTCTTAACAATGGTTCTAGATGATTGATTTGCGTAAGAATTTGGAACGGCATCTAAAAAACCTATTTTGCCATAATTACCAACTGCACCAGATGCATTGGTTGCTGAAATAAAATTAACAGTTATTGAGTCAACGGCATAAAGTGGAATTTCACTAAAGGTGTACGATTCTGTTGCGTTGGCAACAAAAGTATTTATATACGGAGTCCCGCTTGAACTATAATAAATAGATTCTCCGCTAGTAAACCCAGAAGAATTAAATATATCTTTTGACATATATTCATTAATGCTTGGAGCATACTGATTTTTCGCCAGAACATTGTACCTGGCTTTGTACACTGCATCGTTTGGTATATCGCCGTGCAAATTTAAATGAAGACTAACGTCATAGGTAATGGTTGCAGTTTGGTTGTCTATATATTCCTCATAATATGAAACATAAGTATCATATACTATATCTATAGGCTCGTAAGCCTCTTTTACTCCATCCATTTTTATTCCACTTGCCCTTATGCCAAAAGAATAATTTTGGATTCCATAATCTAATTTTTCCAACTTTATTTTTATATCGTTCAAATCACCAATTCCTGGTTGGTAATTTTCCATATAATATTCAGGTGTAGCACTATCTGTTATTTGCGGTATTTGAGAAAAACCTTCCATCCTTTTTCCAGCTGGATCCCAATAAGCTTCTCCCCACTTTACGTATCCAAAATTGGATGGATATTGTCTATTTAAATATTCTACAAAATCCATAAAGTCTTTTGTTGCAATTCCGTCTTTACTAAAATACCTATCATCTTTTTCAATATCTGATATTTCTAATATTTCAGGAGTTGCTCCAATATAAGATGAGTTTGGTGTAGAGCCAAAAGCTCTCCAAATATCTAGCTCTCTTCTCAAAGTTTTTTTCAAACTATCAGCGTTTATAGCTGGTGGATTTTTATATACGTCAAGTATTCTTAATTTAAAATTTGAATTTGATTCAAGGTAAAGTCTTTGAAGACCAACTTTCAAACCAAATTCATCAAAACTATTTATATTCTGAACCGTTTCCGATTTATGCATAACGTCATCAACTTTAAGTTGGATAGGTTTTAATAAAGTAAATAATTGTGCTGTCAAAAAATTATAATAGAAAACAAAATCAGTTGGTTTATGCTCTAAAAGCTCTCGCATAGAAGACACTCTTGCCATTTCAAAATAGTCTGCAGTTACCTTTATAAAACCAGGTTTAATATTATTATAAACATGAAGCCACGCTATTTGATTTTGATCTGACAATCCTATAAAAGAATCAAGTTCTATTCTTGAAATAAGAACATCTATTTCATCTAAATCTTCTCCAATAATAGCATTAATTAATCTACCAGCATTTGTGCTTGGGATTGCTATTTCTGGTGTTGCTTTCTGCAACGAATCTGCGTATACCTTTGTCCAAGAAGGAAACCTTGAAAGAACACTTCTTGCGTGATCACTTATTACTGGGTTTAATATATCAGATATTTCTATTTGAACCAACAGCAAAAAGTTTGCTTCAGAAAGATCTGAATCTGCATCAACTTCTACCAAAAATTTACAATATCTTTTTATATCTCTTAAAAATAAGACAGTTGTTTCCTGGCTAACGTGCGCTGCTTGCATCCATTCTGAATCAAAAGACGAGTTTTTGTCAGAAGATAAAATTTTTAAATTAACACTTGGAGTCTCTAATCCTGGAAGATTTGAAAATGCGTGCTTATATCCAATAATATCTATTCTAGATGATGTATCAACGAATCTATATAGGGATATGGTCTCTGAATCGGGAGAAAGAATCCAGTAAGGAGAAGCCTCTTGAAGATCAAAAACATAGCTATCATTGCTTATACTATCATAATTAAATACAGAAAAATCTCCGTTGAGATTGGTCAAAAACTATTTCCCCATAATTAGTCGGAGTGGCATTTGCTGATATTGTTGGGGTGGATGAAGTTAATTCTGTACCAACAAATGTGTAATCACCCAAAAGATTAAGGCCAGTTGCAGATCTATATGTGGAATAATTTTTATAAAATCTATTTGAATAAAGATCAAATACATTTGATGTCCAGACATTACCATTCACATTAAAATCAGATTTATTTAATGCCAAAAAGTAAGTTTTCATTGTATGACCTTTTAAATTGCGTCTAACCAAACGGAATACTCTGAAGTTATTCCATTTTCTGGATGAACAAACATTAAATGTTGAGACGGTCTACTCATTGAATTAAAATATTCTTGAGCGTACGTATTGTAACTTTCTGGTGAACCAGATATTCTTAAAATAGAACTTCCAATGGTCATTTTGGTTTGCAGATGATAATGTCCCATAAAAACATCTTGAAATTCTTCTGGAATTGCTCCGTCTTTCCAGCCAAGAACCTTTCTAACATAGGCGATAACAGAATTGGGTGATGGCAGTTGATCTCCATGTATTAAAAGGGTAGAATAATTTCCTATTCTGTCAACAGCATACCAGTGTCTTTCACCACGACCATCTGGAATATTAAATTTAATTCTATCATTTTGAGAGAAAATTAGACTGACTATCTTGTATAGAAGCCTGTCCATGTTAGACTCTGCGTCATACATTTTTCTATTTCTTCCCCCGACGGAGCCGTGATTCCCTATGACGCCAGTAACATATATGTTGTCAAAGTTTTCTAAAGCTGTGTTTAGAAAACCAGACAAAATCTCTGGACCATTTATCCCGACTTGTCTATATATTCCAGAATCAATTAAATGACTTTGCCCTGGAAATATCTCTTCTCCCTCAACTATATCCCCCAAAAGCCATACATGAAGGTCGTCAACTGGATGATCTGCTCTTTGAACTTCAACTATTTCAATCATTTTTTCTGTGTAAAGTTCTATTCTTTTTGCTAGTACCTGTGAGTTATAATCTGGAGTAACTTTACCCAATTGCCAGTCAGAAAAAACTGCAACTGCGGTTTCTGGTGTGCCCTTGCCCGCTTTTCTTGGGGCTTTTCTTTGCACTGGGGGGAGTTTGAAGTTTGCAAAAGCGTCGTATGCGGCTCTGTAGATTGTTTGTGAAGCCTCTTCGCTTATGTTTTTGTGCTTTTCTACCTGCTTGGCGAGACGCTTATTTTCTGAACGAAGAAAATCTATAGTAGAATATTCTATTCCTGATAAATTAGACTCTTCTTCTCCAGAAAAATCTACTGATTCAAAATCATCTAGTGAAGTATAAAAAGAATTTTTAACAGCAGAAAAATGCTGTGAAACGTCTTGTTCATCAATTTCTTCTATCAGATAATCATCAGCTAGTATGTCGCCGGGAATCTCATCATCTCCCTCAACCATACTTCTAGCTTGACGCATATTCTTTGCTTTTACTATATGACTCTTTGTAACTACAAAAGTTTTTTCTGACACAATTACCACTCTTTCAGATTAATATCCTTGTGAAGACATTATAACAGAAAAAACCGAAATTGTGCCAGCTATAATGTATTCTCTTTCTGAGTTTAACCTAAACACACCCTTGGGCACTTCTTGACCTCTTGCTGTTACACTTAACAGGTTTACGGATCGAATAAAGTCTGATGAAGATCTTATTGCCATCTCTATTTCTGGGAAAGCTAATGTTCCACCAATTGTAAAAGAATTTAAATATTTTTTGATAAAAGTGTTTGCTTGTGTTTCTATTGCCGTAATTGCAGTTGCAGATAGACCTTGCGGTAGCACTATGCTAGCCACAACGCTTATTGGCACTCTTTCTGCAATTCTAATATTTAGCTTAATGCCGACAGGCTTTTTCCCACTTAAATTTTCTACAAGAGATTGAACAAATAGGGGGTCAACAGACTGCGAGTCTGGCACTACAATTATATCGCATGAGCCTAGACCGTAAGAAGATTCCCTTATCCTAACATCCCTTACCCCAGCTACCGCTAGGGCATTAAGTCGTAAGGATTCTGCAGTTCCATATGATCTTTCTTTAATTGACATACTTATTCTTCTTCTATAATTATCATCACCTTCCATACCCGGCATGGCATATACCTCTTTGGGGTTTGAACAGTAAATTATGGTTCCGTCTGTGGAAACGAAATTATGTCTAGTCAAGCTATTTTTTGTGGCGGTGAAATCTTGACTGGTGAAAGTTGGTTGAATTCTACCATACGCCCTTGTTGTACCTGCCACGATAGTTACACTGCCCACAAGTTTATATTGATACTGCCTTTCTGCAAATTCTGTTACATCATTAAAAATTAATGTATCTTGTGGAATCGTGATATTGCTGGGTGAAGGAGCGGATATATAGAACTCTATGTTGTAGCTTGCCCTTTCTTGTTCAGCTTCTGGACTTATAATACTTCTTCTAACTCCATAGAGTTCACCAATTAAATCTAATGACTTTCCCGAAGCAGTAGCTATGGAGGTTTGATTAATCGCAAATTTTAACGCATCATATAAATCGCCCACTTCAATTGCTACTGACTCAGCAAATGCTCTAGCTATAGCGCCTGGATATGTTGCTGTAATTCCCGCATTGTTTTCAAGAGCCTGCATCATGCGGCCAAGTATTTCCGTTTTTGTTTTACTGTAGACTGTGGGCACCGTATACTCCTTGTTATATTACAGCTCTTGAACAACAGAAAGGGTGACTGGTTCTGCTGTATTATTTTCAATATGAACATCAAATCTTATTCCAGTAGCAGATGTGGGGACTGCATCAATAGATATTGATCTTCCCCTAAAGATTCCGCCTTTTAATTCATTTTCCAAACAATCTCTTATAATTCTCTTACCTATCTCTGCTGTGCTTCTATTTTGTGGCATTCCCCTTAATATTGAGAGGTCACATCCTAATCTTGGATAAATTGTAAAATCACTTGGCTCAGTCATTAGCCTCATATATATTTGTTGAATATCTCTTTGTTGACCATTTTGAACAACAGCTATATCTTTATTTGAAGAAATTAAAATATCTCCACTTAGATCAAAATAAAAATCACTCATTATTTTTCCAAATCATCTGTTATCCAAGGAAAATTTTCTAAATTATTTCCTATATTGAAATCTTTTTCATTTATTTTTTTTAAAGACTCTTCGTAAGAGTATCCAGAAGAAATAAATCTTTTTAAAACTTCTACTTCCTCTTCAGTATGATCTTTGGAAAAGATCTCAATAAGAGTTATTTGCTCAGCAGAAAATCCACTAGTACTATTTAAAATAACCTGTTTATTGTTTTTTATTCCCAGGCCATACTTACCCATTATAGTAATAGGATTATTTGATTGATTCTGTTCAAATTGCTGTATATTATTTAAGTAAAAATTAACCCTATGATAGGCTGGATTATTGGAAAAATCTCCTGTTTTTATTAAAGATGGCTCGTTATAAACATCGGCTGCTGGATTAAAAGACTTTTCGTTCCACCTAAGACCATCATCTTCTTTAGAGAAGAACTTTATAGAATCTGCATAAAAGGATATGCTTCTGGTATTTGGATTTATAATTAGACCTATACCAGGGGCAGCAAAAACCTCTATTGATCCATTGTCGGTTATCCTTAAAAAAGCGTTATTGTCTGGATGAGTAAGCCCAACCTCCCTGTGAGAAAATTCAGTTCTTCTTTTAATTTCCAAAGCTTCATTAAAAGGCTTTGAAGAATTTGGATTTTCTTGATCATAGTTACTCATATTTACTCCATGAATTTAGGTATACCAGTATATATATTTATATTTCTAGAATTTTTATACGAGTGCGGTTCATTAAAAAACATAATAATATAAGCGTCATCCTCGTGTTCATCCCTAAAACCCACCAGACAGCGTGTGCCTGGAGCTGGAGCAACCGATTGAACGCCATATGTGAATGGACATGGGACATTCAAGATAGCGTTTCCGATTACACTTGAAAATTTCTCATCAACTACAACAGTAGCGGTATTATTTTGTGCATTATAAGACATCACAGTTCCTGGCCTGTTTTTATTTTGCAGAAACTTTGATCTGTCAATATGATCATTAATTTTTTTGTCAAACTTAGGGTAATTTGCTGGCATTTAAATCTCCTTATCGGACGTTTCCACTATCATCAAACTCTGTTCCTTCCATCCACTTTTCAATATACGAATATGGTCTTTTGTTTTTAAACTTTGTTCTTATCCATGCTTTAAGAGCATCTTCTGTCTTGCCTTTTAACTTATAAGCTTTAGCTATCGTGGTAAATTTTACATGAAAAATAAATCCAACAGTTGATCTTGGAGTTCCATTGCTATTATTATAGTCTCCCCATGCACTAAAAACATAAGAGTCAATTGGCTTCCCTTTTAACGCTTTTGCTACCTCTGTCTGTCCAGCAGCAACTGTTCCTAGCATCCAGGCTTGGTTATATGGTATAAATACTCTTTTATCAATTGTTGATCTGGTTGCTTTTTCTATTACTTTTCTACTGAGAGATTCAACGTTAGTATCATCGTCAATTGCATATGCTAATTTTAAGCCAAGAACTGTGTCGTCATATATCTGTCCAGTGGCGTTGTATCTAAGGGCAAACATTTTTTTACCATGCGCTGCTGGAAGAAGATTGCATTGAAAAGCTCCAAAAGAAAAATCTCCACTTCCAGTTTTATTTTCATTTAGCGCACCTGGTCTCCAATTAGATTCTCTTTGACCAATTCCAACAAATATGGCTGATACCTCATCGCTGAACATTCCTGATGTTGATAACAAGTACATGACCTCGTCTGGACTTAATGCATCATTTGGTTTATCCATATAGCTTACCTTAAATTTATCCAATGAAACAGAAGTATCAGACGGATTTGAACCAGTAGAGGATGACCCTGTTAATTGAGCCGCTATTTCTGGAGTTATAAAAGATCCTGCTCTTTGTGCGGACCAGCTGACATGTATATGATTTCTATGCGAAGAATCTGTTCCAAAGTTTATAAATGGAGCCAAATGAGGATACTTAGTCCTAATTGGGGCATTTGCATTTTCTAGCCCTGATTCTAATATGCCAAACTCTTCAGCTAATTGATCGTGTATTATTATCAAATCTGGATGAAGTTCTTTTGAAAGCGTTTGGAGATTGGTCAAAAATATATTTAAAGCTTTTCTAAAATTATCCAAACTTGAAACAAGAGCAATCGCATCTGCGGGAGTTGTGCCAATCTCAAATATGTCAAGACCTCTACCAAATGCATGATCGCTAACGCTGTTATTTTCTGCGGTTAATTGACTAAAATTTGAACCAACTAATCCTCGACCAGTTCCAGTTTCAGCTTTCATATAAATCTTATTGGTTAATTGAAGCGTCATTTCAAGTAATGCGGCTCCGACAAAACAATTCTTTAGTCCAGTACCAAGGAGTTCTTTTGGAACAGAAAGAGCCTCATAAGAACCTGAAACATAGTTGCCGGATTGTTTAATTTCAAAATTTAAAGAACCTAGTGATTGACCTGAAGAATTTTCACTAAAATTTATTTGAAATGGATTTATATTTCCTGCATAATTTACTTTGCTATTTATTTCTTTACTTTTAGTAATATATGTTTCTATTTCTTTTTCTGTTAAAATATCCTGAAGAGCTATTGGTCTTGATCCACCATTTAAAGTTATACCTCCCTGGGAAGGGTAGTATCCCTTTTGACTGTGAGGCAACAGCCCACCGAGTTTCGGAATCAACATAACCATTAGAACCTGTATCTGAATTAGTGGTGCTGTTTATTACGGTATCGTTAAGAGCTTTGAGCGCAACATCAAATCCATTTGGCGCATAACCAGAATTAAGAACTGAATTTTTTGTTATCTCAGCTCTTGCCGCTGCACCTGTAAGAACATTTTTTCCAGATGGATCATTTGGATCTAAAATTTTAACATTATCATCTATGTCTGCCTGAGCTGCTATTATACCGTGCATTGCAGATTGGGTTGTTTGTGCATATGCATTTACTGCGTATGCTGGATTTCTATATAGACCATCACCTTGCAGCAGTTTAATTGGATCAGCACTTCTTAATACCCTGTCTTGATAGGGTTGTTGTGATAAGCTTGTATGCTTAATAATCACTTCATTATTTGGATAATACGCCTCAGCAATTTTATCAGTTATACTTTTAGTGCTATTAAGATCTGTTATGTCTATTGGGTAATCTGACATTTTTCCTCTATCTATTTCCTATTTTAGTATTTTGCAGGATTCATTGGACTATTAATACCAGTTCTTTGCCAATACAAAGGCCTCGTTTCATCCGATGCTCTTACTTCTTTTGGTATGGGGATAGCTTTGCTTGGATCAATCAATGCTGATCCCTTAATGAGGTTTAAGGTTTCTGTGTAAACCCTTGCCAAACCATTAACCACCAACTCCCAGTTTAGAGTAACTGGACTACCATCAGGATAGTACTCGTCCCAACCCACATATGGCCATTCTGAAGCCGTAGAATATACGTCTTGAAGAATTAATATACCAACAAGCGCATCAAATGCCGTACGTTCAGCCAGGGTTAATCCATTAAGTGGGTCATCTGGTCCAGTCGTCTTAAAATAAATAAGATTTTTATTATTTGCCTGCTCAGTATAAATTGCTTCATATATCTGATCAAACCTTGTTTCAATAACACTGTTGAATGATATTAATTCTTTTACTTTATCTCTAACATAGGCAAGGGAACCCTGTTTGATTGTAGAGGGAGTTATTTTAGTTTGTGAATTTGCAGTTTCTGGAATCTTCAAAAAGATTCCTCTAACTTTATTTATTATTGATTGTTCTCTTTCCGAATCAGTTCTATAAAATATGGAAGCCATATATCTATCGGTAGAATTTTTTGAGTTTTCAGTTTTTATTGCAACTGCATAATTTTTTGGATTATTTTCTATTGACCCTGCTTCAACGTCATCTGCTGTCAATATCTTAGATGGATCACTTGGATTTATTCTAAGCACTATTAGCTTATTCTCAAGTGCTTTTCTTGTAAAGTCAAGAGACTTTGCTCCTTGTGAATTTGGATTTATCAGAGCAACCTCTCCAGGATATACCGCTAGTTTTTGTAATTCTGCTGCCTGAATTCCTTCAAATCTAATTCTGTAATCAGATTTTTGTTTAGAATCTCCATTGGGCGCACCTTTAGGTTTTTTGTCTACACTTATAGCATTTTCTGGATTTAACACATCTTGAACGTCAATTGTATCGCCGTCAATGACATGAGTTACTCGAACAATTACTTTAAAGCTTTGATTTAAACCAGTCTTTTCTGGACCAAGACCTGAGTATTTTAGCAGTTCTGAATGAACTATTGCATTTTCCAAACTTACATATCTAACCAAATCTGATATTTCTTTTTCTCTCCATCCCATACTCTTTAGTAGATCATCAGATCTTATAAAGGCATGACCGCCTGCTATTTTTGTCTTTGTTCTAATCCCAAGAATTCCTGGCAGTAGTTTTACTGAGTGATGTTTTCCAACAACCATGCCCTGGAAGTTGGCGAGTCCTGCATCCATAGCCACGCCATTTTTGTTCAGATACTGTATGTAGCAGCCGTGTTGGTCAAGAACATGATCTCTTACCCACTTCCATGCGTTCCATGCACCATCGGTTATAAGTGTTCCAGCAGCTGCTACTGCTGCGCCAGCTAAGGGAGTTCCAAAAATAGTAGCTGCAGCAGTAGCACCTGCTGTAGCAAGTGGCATTACAATACTTGCAAATATCGCTGCTCCAGCAGAGCCATCTTGCCTTCCTGTACTATTTTTGATAAGTTGTTTTATTTGAGCTGAAGTTTCTGGCATTGAATCCGCCAATTGGTTTGCCTGTATATCCTTAAGTAGTGCAGAGTGGCCATGTGTATACTGCATTGCACCAACCATTTGATCTTTCAACGACGCTGAAAGGTTTTCAATAGATATGTCTCCGTTAACAGTAAGTCTTGTGTTAGTTGACTGATTGGCAAGAAGTAGTCTTGTGTCGTTTCTTAGATTTTGTGTGCTGAACCACGATGCGGCCCACGATGACATGAACCATCTTGCTGGATCATTTACGGTGACAAAGGCGTTCGGAGTTATGCTAGTTATAAATCCAGTTTCAGGAGTAAAATGATGTACGACCTGTTCAACTTCAAATATTCCATACATTCTGTTGTAAATATCCGCCAAATATACAAGGTCATATGGTCTTATATCTGTGTTTCCGACAACAATTATTTCTCCTCCATATATATCTTTTAGATTCTCTTTTAGGTACGAAAGGGCGACTCTTCTTGCTGTTAGTTCATCTGGCTCACCTTGAGCGTGTTTTGCTATCCCCCTTGCCGTTTCTAGTGGGTGGAATATGGGGTGTAGTAGTCCAAAAACTCCCTCTCCTTTTGGATTATCCCAATACAATCCAGTTTCCACAGTTTTTTCAACCTGTTTTTCAGGTGGAGCTGATTTATCAAGAGAAACAGTTACTGGAAATTTTCCATCAGATACTGCAGTTATTTGAGTTGCAACTCCGTTTGTATTTTCTTTTATGTTATTAGAAAGAATATGTGTAAATGAACTTAGGTAGTGCATTCTTTGAAATGGCTCCCTAATCTCCACAACTGGCTCACCATACTCTCTAGTGAAAGGATTATCTACCGCTCTCAGCAAAGTGCCAGGTCTACCAAGGGAATAATATATTGAATCATTATATGCTTTATTTAATATATTTGCTTGTTTTGTAAAGTTTTCCAACTCTTTTAGACCATAGCCCATTTGAGCCATTGATAACCTAAACATATTTAATAAGTTACCTAAAGCTGCATCAAATGCCGAAAGTATTGGTCCTATATTTTTATCCCAAAAATTATCAACGTCCTCCATTATTCCCGTAACCCAGTTGCCAGCGTTGTTGCCAGCTTTTGCGTTTTCTTTCAAAAGCTTTATAAAAGCGTTGCTGTCAGTTGCATATTCTCTTTCATAGTTAATAAACTCTGCAAATATTTTGTCTACTGGTCTAAAACTCCATTGGTCATTTTCGTTACCAAAAACATCAAATGCTGCCAACGTAAGACCAGTAAGTGGGCTAATTGTTGTTATTGCGGCATTGGCTATTAGACCAACTCCAGTTGCACTGTATCTCTTTTTGTCTGGTCTTAAAACCAACCATGCTCTTGCATATGGGTCAGACCATAACTTCTGTCTAAAAATGCCCACAAGCAGTAAATACAACTGCTTTGGAGTTTTTATCTCTTTGAGAAGTTTAAGTGCTTGTTCTTCTGATTTTGTTTTTGTTGCATCAACGTCTTGTTCATCGGCAGTATCTGCATACTGATATATTTCAAAATGGTTCTTAACCATATCTTTTATTCCGTCTATTTTCTTTTGAAGAGTAAAATTATATAAATCGATTAATCCTTGATCTTTGTTTATAATCGGCTTATTTTCTTCATTAAGTGACTCTACACCACCGTCAACATATTCATTCATCGCCACATCTAGTGCGGAAGTAACTGAAGCGGCTTGATTAATTGATGTTATCCAGTCAGCTCCAAGCAGTGTGTTGAATTCTGATCCACTTTTATCTGCATTAAAATCTTCAAATACAATTTCTTCTTTTCCAGTAATCAATTTAAATATCGGATCTTGTGATTCTTCATTGCTATCAGGGTCTAATCCATATGTTTTTTGGAATATATTTTTTACCGATTCATAGTTATGATATCCAAATCTAAATTGGTCCCATATTTGCTGAGCCTCTACTATTTTTCTTCCGTCGCCAGCTATTACTTTAACTGTATTGTCAAATTTTTCGTCATAAAATCCTGCGGCCACTACAGAAACATTATCTAGTGGATCATAAACAGAGGCAAATTCTTCTCTAGTTTCATTTTTTTTGTCCTCTTCAAGTTTTTTGAACAAGAAATCTTGAGAAAGTTCTCCTATTACATCCGGTTTTTGAATATACTCAAAATAGTTAGCCCAGTTTCCACCCCTACTCCATTCTTTTTGCCAGTCGCTCAGTTGTTTTTCAGCGACAATGTCTGTGGCATAAGTGTAAGAAGTTCCTGGATATATACCAAGTTGCTTGGAGTTTATTATTCTTTCGGCGTTATCTGCCGTTACGCCATATGCCAAAAACTCTGGTCTTGTTTGTACTGCTGGCAGCAATTCGGGTAGATTTCCTTCTACTGGCTTGTATGCGCCAAAACCAATAAGAAATGTATCATCGGCGGATTTAGCGTTGCCTGTTAATTCAAACCTGTTTGCGGGCACGTAATTGCTTGTCACTACACCAACTGGAATGCTATCTGGAACAAAAGTAAACATACATTCCTTAAGTGAACTTTCGACCATTCCAATTTTTTCCCACTGAGCAGACTCAGAAACCATTCCGTCTACAACTCCAATATTTTCCATCGGAGAAACTATTCTTCCCTTATCATCGATTAACAAATGTAAGTAATATGCTGCATCTGGGGAAACAATTGCCGATATACCATTTGAATCATTTGCGTCTTGCTGTCCCCAAAGGAAATAGGCTGGAGTGCAGACAACAGCTACTCGTTTTTCTGGATTGTAAACAAGAACTTTTCTATTTTTGTAATCATCTGGTGTTCCAGCCAAGTCTTCCTGTTTTATATTGTACATCGCTAAGAATTTTTTAAGAACTTCGTCTTTTATAGACTTGTTAGGGCTTTGTTCTAACTTCATTTTTTCTCTGGCATCAACGGGATCGTATGGCCATCTCATGGCTATATAGAACTGCTCATCTTCAGCACTCTTTGGCATTCCCCATTCTTGAAAGTTTAACTGAAAATTATTCCAGTATTCAGACAAAAGACCGTATGCTGGATCTAGATCTTCATAGTATCTTTGAAGATTTTCTGGAAGTTCTATTTGACCAGATCCACCAATTGAGCCAGGAACTTTAACCCCTTCAGCTAATGAGGTACTTGAAATTATAGGCAGTGGCATTTGAATTATCATCGTTGCATTTATCTGGCCAATCGATCCTTCTGGATCGTATATTCCAGAAGGATCAAAAGCAGCGGTGGCAGTAAGTAGTGGACCAATTCCTAAAAACTTTAATTTAGAAGCAAAGTTGAAATTAAAATCAAGAGTTTCTTCTGAACCCTCTGATTTCTTTGATACAAGGGAAGTTGCTTCCTGACCTTCTGCCTTTGATATAAGACCTTTTTCTATTAACGAAATTGATGCTATATTATTGATATTTCTATTTATATCTTCGTCGTCGTTTTCCTTAAATATTTTGTCAAAATTCAAAGATGGTAATACGCCAGAAGTTCTGTTGGTAAAAAATGGATACGAATATCTTATTGGTAATTGTGGTATTTGTTTGTGATTTAATGATTCATCAGAAGATCCTGCTTGCATTGACATTTCGGTTCCCTTGCCCGTAGAATTAAAAGGCAAGTGAAAACCAACCTGGACTTTGCCCTTGTTGATTGGTAGTCTAGAAATTGGTTTTCCATTTTTGTAGTACGTATTTCTTGTGACATCTTTTAGGTCAATAATTTTACCTTTTAGCGCTTTTCCTGGACTGAAAACTCCAGTCATTGATATCATGTCTTTAGCAATTAAAGCTAAAGATTCAGACAATATACCTTCCTTGTTTTGAAGTGATGCTATTGCATCTGATGAAGGGGCTAATTCTTTATTAAGAGAATATAGAAGACGAGATAGTTCGTCATCTGGTTGAGTGTATCCAGGAACTGATACGTTGTTGTTTTTTGCTACTTCATCACTTGGAAAACCAGTTGATATCGGCATGACGCCTGAAGTGTAAAGCCAGTGTGGTTTTCCGTAAAAAATAGTTGATCTTTCTTCAAATGGTCTTACTGCAACTATATAGTTCGGAAGCAATCTTGCGCACATCTGAAACATGTCCCAAACACTTCTCATGTATGTTTGCGCCCTGAATGAAACCTCGTCATATATGTCGTCGTCAAGATCAGAAACAAGACCAAGCGTTTTCATGATGTTTGCACCACCACGACCACTCATTGTTTTAATCAATCCTGCGCCAAGACCCACCGTCAAAATATTTGGTGCTAATGCTATTCCAACAGCTGCAGCCCCAGCGCCCAAGATCTGAGATGTTCCAATGGCTTTGCTTGAATCAATAAGCTTATTGTCAGAGGTAGCTTTATCTAGGGCGCTTGCTGCGTCCGTTTGTCCAATTTTTGAAGACTGATCTATTAACCCAGACCAAGATTGATTAGAAAGCCTATCTAAATATCCAAACTTTTTATTGTCTATTTCAGAAATATCTATGGTTGCCATTGTTGCCCAACCATCGTCAAGATCACCGCCCAAAAACTGTGCTACTCCAACTCCATTGCCTGGATATATGTTTCTCTTAAATATTTCTAAATCTCTTTGTGTAGAAAAGTTCGCCCACATTGTTTGCATTGCGCCAACCAACGGAGTTCTGACAGAACCACCAAAACTTTGAAGTCCAGGATCTGATCCAGAGTTGAAATAGTCGCGTTCTGCGTTGTTTACGACTCCCCCCACTGAGTTTATGGTTCCCTCTACTGCCAACTGTGCTCCACCAGTAACCAAATTTGCAGTTGCATTCCAACCAAGCCCAACGGTTCCTCTTATCGGATTTTTGCCAACTGCGTTAAAAGCGTTTATAACGCTCTGCTTGTACAGAGCGGATTTTGTTTCTTCTTCTGGAGTCAGGGGAGCATATAGTATTTGACCGAAATGTCTGATACCAAACTTATTTTCCGAAAATACTGCGCCCCTCATTGCGTGAGAAAAAGCCTCTCTTACCCTTGATGCACCCATAGACAACAGTCTTATCATTAGATCTCTAGGTTCAGACATCCAAAGGCCAGTGTTTATACCTCCGTCTATCTTGCCACTATCTCCTTTTTTCTTGGTACTATTTATTATGGGACTAAGTTCTACGGCGTCTGATTGTGCTACTACAGTTATAATTTCTCCATGATCAACTTCTGTAATAACGCCATTAAAAATAGTTTGTAGAGAATTTGGATTACTACCATATCCAGCCCTTAAATGCACTCTAACTCCTGGCTTAAGCCTCATATGCTCTATTTCTGTTACATATCTAGAGTTCATGTGTGATTTTATATTTAAAGATCTCTTTACAAGAGTCTCAACTATTTGTGTCGTACCACTTGAAAGATTTGTTATTGCTTTATCTATGTCTGCATTTGAGGTTGTTCCAATGCTAGCTCCATCTGCATTGATTAGTGATGACAGCGTCATTTCTGGCTTTGAAAGCTTTGAATACGTGTTTGATATTCTAAGCATCAGAGTATCTGCTAAAATATCTTCCGAAGAAACAAGAGAAAAGTCTATTACAGATTGCAGTCCGTAAAAGTTATCAAATAACTTTACACCAGCAAAGAAGTTCATATCATCAATAAGCCAAAGCATATAGGTCGGGAATGCCCTGATCATTCTTCCAGATAAATCCCTGTACTGTGTGTCTAGTAGCATTTTTTGCCAGTGCTTTGCCACACCCTTGTGAGTTCCCCCAGTTGATAGAGCTTGCATTTTATTAGTTTGAGAACCGCCCATTGCGTTCTGATAATCAGTTAAAGAAGATGCTCCAGCTACCCCTGTGTGACTCGCCTGCTTATCTCTTTCTGGAACCATGGCATCTGAAATAATTGATACCTTGGAGGTTGGAATGGCTTTTCCATCAGATCCAATTCTCAAAAAATCTTGTGCGATGTAAAATCTTCCATCTTCCCTATTTGAGTATCCCATAATATATCCCCCATCTGGAGTTTGATATATTGCTGGTATTCTCTTTGTGTCATTTGAATCAGCGGCTGGAATGAAATGCATTATTCCAAAATGATCAACATCATCTGGATCAAATGATGGAAGTTCTTTACCATTTGCTTCATTAATTTTATCTGCGACCAATTTATTGAATTTATCAATTTCCGATTGCGAACCAGAAATAACGTCTCCAATTTTTACCACACCATATCTAGTATCAAATTTAACATCCTCAAAGTTATATTCAACTCCACTATCATCCTTAAATGAATCTATCAAATCTTTCCATATAGTCGGATATTTATTGGCTATAAATCTAGAAGATTGCAATGAATTTTCAAACTCTGGTTCGTTATTTTGATCAAATATTGCTATTCTAAATATTCTCATTGCCTCATCTGCGGAAAGTTTGGCTGCATTAATCAGGTAATCTTTTGCTTTTTCTATATCACCGTTTTGTTTGATTAATATTCTTTTTACTTCATATACATATGCTTTTTGTTCAGGATGCAAATTGTCTTTTTCTTGCTGCCATTCTCCTACGGGCAGCGTATATTGATCTGGATCAATCAAATTATTGACAACATCATCATCAAACATCTCAAAACTTCTGAAGTAAAAATCAGGATCAAAAGATCCTACCACCTGTTTTGTTTCCTGATTGTATATATTCAATGGAAGATCTGGGTATGTATTGATCATATCCCATTTTTGCTTTAAGCGCAAGAAAGGATTCTTTTTTGTTCCAAATTCTTTAATCAAGGCTATTTGACCATCAGAATTTATGCTCTCTCTTTTTTGTTGGAAAATATCAAAGTCTGTCAACATCAGTTGCACGTTATAGACGTGTGGATATCCCTGTACTGTTTGAACTGTATAATTCAACGGCAGCACGTACTTTATTCCGGCCAACGCACAGATAATATTCTTGATTCCCATGAACCCAATGACACCAGCGGCGTGCTCTAATCTTGCCAAGCCACTCAAGAAATCAAACATTTTTTTAATCTTTTTTAGTTCTGATTCACCGAAGATAGTCATGTTAATACTAATCATTGAGTCATTTGACCCTATATATTGATATGTTGGTTCCTCCTGCATTTGCAGCTGCATCTTTGCAAGATTATTGCCCATGCTTAAGCTTACTGAATTCACAATGATTTTTTCTTGATCAAGATCAATTTTCATCATTGGAACTTCCCATTCGCGAATTGTAAATGCCGGAAGACCAAGTTTTTGTGCGTCTTTTATGGACTGTACTCCTAAAAGATTTTTTATTGATTCGTCTTTGTAGATTCTTTCGTACAGGTTTGCGTAAAATGCATCCATAAATTTTTGCTGTTCTTTTTCGTACAAATTTGCAAATTCAGTTGAATTCTCATCTATAGGTTTTTTCTGTTTTCTTAAAATAGCTTTAACATTTTCTCTTATCGTATAATCCAATAATCCCTTTATGCTTTGAGAAGAAATGTACAATGACCATTTATCTTTCTTAAGACTTTCTGTTGCTTCGGGAGTGGCAAGTGCTGGAACCTGCAACTCAGACGGTGACTTTCTATTCTTTATATAATCTATTGAATCATTATTCAATTTAGATCTATTTTTTGATATGTAATCTGCTGCAAGAGAATCATAAACAGCCGTGTATACATCTTTGGCGTTAGCTCCAGCCATTGCTATGTCAACTATTTTTGCCGCATTTTCTTTGTTTAAGTAAGATGAATTAAGATCAAGAGAATTGATTACAACTGTATCAAGATTTTTATAAATACCCATATCGGTAACATTAATTCCAAATTCAAACAAAAGTTTGTCCCAAAAAGACCTGCTGTTTGAAGCTATAGAAGCTTCCTCTGGACTTCTAAACATTGCAGTATCTGGACTAAATATCTTTGATTGCACTTCTGCGGGAATATATAGTGATATACCGTTTCCGTTTATCCAATCAGCGTAAACGTTTGTTGTTAAAACATCATTATTGTAAGGCTGAGTATCTTTTGCCATTGATCCGTATGGACTTATTTCATATTGATCATATGCACCATCTAGTGACATCTCGGAAATGGTATTTGTTTTTCCAGAATTTTGTAAGGCTAGAGGCTCTGCAGCAGATTTTAAAAGAAAGTCAGCGTTTACAGTATTTGCCAAAGATCCTGCTGCCCTACCCATATAATGCCTGAATTTACTCCAGTTGACTGACTGATTAAAATCCTTAATCATTGGCAAAAATGGCTTATGATTGAACTGTAGTAACTCCAAATCCACTTCAAGCGTAAACGGATAGTTCGGCACTGTAGATATTGTCATGGACGACAGAGCCACACCAGTTATGTCAAAAACAGAATTAAGATAATGATTTTTTATTGGAAGAATCGGAGCGTATTTGAAAGCTGCAACTAATCCCCTAAGAGAGGAAAGAAATTTGTCCACTTTTTCTTCATGTTTTGGATCTTTAAAATCTATATAAAAATTAGAGTTAAGACTCACCCTCGTTGCGTCGTCTATTGATATTCCCCATATTTCTTCATAGTTAGGAAAAAACAACTTTATACCTATACTTGTTTCTTTATATCCAGAATTGAATTTTGGAGAACTTTTCTGCCTAATAGCTCCGGCCAGTTAAGCTACCAGTTTTAAATCCCGTATTAACACTTATTGAAACTGGTGGCACGTAGAAATTGGCCGCACCTAATCTAAGGTGAAATGTATCTGGAGTTTTGGGTGGATTTGAAGATCCAAAACTCATTCTTTCAATTTCTTTTTCTATTCTTTGAGCGGTTAAAAAATTTTCTATAGCCCATATTGGTTTAAATATTGCGTTTCCTTGATCGTCTGTTCCAAAAGCTTTGAACATATTTTTCATAATCTGCTCGTGATTATTAAGCGGATCTTCTTCTGAGTATCCGTAATCAGCAGTTGCCGCCAAAGCGGTTATGTAGAGTCTATAAAGATTTGGAAAGTATTTATAGACTGTTGCTAAAGCAAATGGATCCTTGTAAAAATAATTTTTTGCTTTAATTAACTTTTCCATCCAAAAAGTATCTCTAATTGGATCATTAAATTCTGAAGCTGACTTTCTAAGATTTTGCGTACTTAAAAATCTTTGCCTTGCGAAGGCTTGAATTCCTCCAGCCATTTGTGCTAGTTCTAACAATCCCGATTGACCAACTTTTTCAAAAATTACTTTTCTATTTCTCTCGTCTTTGATATGGGCCATTTCTGATTTTCTAAAGCTGGTTAATTTTACAAAAAGATCATCTCCACCATAAAAATCACCTTGAGTAAAATCACCTAGCTGACCCTTGATATCATTATTAATGGCTTGATTAAAAGAATTTGTATAACGGTATCCAGCCCAGGCAAAAAGTCCTTCATTGAAAATACCAAGTGAGTCTTCAAATACTCCACCTACTTTTGCCCAAAAACTTCTATCATTACCCATCTCTCTGAAGAGAGAAGATATTGGAGCTAGGTCAGAGTCTTCGTAAAGCTGCCAGCTTTTTTTGGTTTCCTCGGATGGGTAATCGGTTTCTTGATTAGACATTATCTACCCAGTAAACTATCTGCTTGTAAGTGCTCTTTTAACATATAAGCTGAACTATTCAAATTAAATTTAGAACTTTGATTATTTATTATATCATTTTTTTTAGAATTAAAATTAAGTTTATTAGATATATTTAATTTTTGTTTAAAACCCATTTCTGATTGCTCATAGCGAGCTTTCTGTATTTTTGGATTATCGTATCCATCTTCGGACATTTGAATTGTTGTAGAAGATCCATCCATAAGACCTTCTTTAGAACCTTTAACTGGATCTGGTTTAGATTCAGATAAAGAAGACCTAGAAGAATGAACTACTGAACTTTGTTCTGATCCGTTTGATTTTGAACTAGATATTTTTGCAGCCAGCGCATTTGAAGTCCTAGTCCTTGGTGAAGTATCTATCCTTTTCTTTGCAGCATCAGATAGATTCTTGTTTTGGGCATCTGCACCTAATATCATACTTTATATACCTAAAATCTAGAGGCCAAATCAGAGTAAGGATCTTGACCCGCCATAGGAAGTCCATTGTACATAGTAGTGTTTATTGGTCCATCAACAACATCACCGAATAAACCTCTTAATCTATTTAAATCTTGTACAGAACCACTGGTATTTATTCTGTATTGCATACCTGAAACAGTTGGATTTAAAAACGATGCTTCTTGTGTTGCTGTATTTAAATCTGGATAACCTTCCTCATATGGATTACCTCCTGGCATTAACGGTGGACCGGTTACTGCATTTTTTGTATGATCTTTTTTCTTTCTATTTTGATAAATAAAACTTCCAGCTATCAACGCAGCAGTTCCGACGGCAAATTGTTTAAATCCTCTTGAATCAACTATTTGCCTGAGGGAACTGGTATGGTCTCTCAGCATTTCTGATATTCTTCTGTAGGGACTTCTTGCCACATCAATAACTGAAGGTATTGTGACAGAAGCTCCTGATGCAATATCGTCAGATATTCTTGCTGCGTCTTCTGGATCAAGAGGAATAGCGCTAGAAAGCCTGGCGCCTAAAGCGGTTGCCCTTTCTTCTATTTCTTTTTCAGCCAATATTCTGGTTCTTTTTGCGTGAGCTTCTACCGCCAGTCTGCTTGCCTCTTTTTTTTCTGTTGTTGCTAATCCAGTAACTGAATCAGTTTTTGAAACTAATCTCAAATAATCTAAAACATGTTGATCTGATGGAATACCAGGAGTAAGTAGTCGTTTTTGTCCGATTTTTAATTCTTTCTTCGTTTATATGAAGAATTCTTCTTGCTTCTTCTGCGCTAATATCCAGAATATTATCAGAAATTGATCCACCTAAATCAGTCATTGCAGCTTTATCCATCAATGTCATTTTCCTAAAATTATCAAAATACCCAGACAAAATCGCTTCACCTCTAGGATCAAAACTGGTTAACCTAAGATTTTTTCTTGCCGCAGAAAGTTGCTGAAGTTGAATCATTAAATCTTCTTCACCCTCATGACCAGAATATTGCATAAGTCTTGAAGCTTTTGACCCATATAAACCCTGCATTTCGGCTTCAAATGTTTCAACAATATCCAAAATATTTGCGCCACTTCCCCTATGAGCTTCCTGTATCACCCTAAGTCCTTTAGAAAGTTCTATTGATAATTCCGTTTTTAGCTGTTGAGATTTTGCCCTCATTGCTTTCTCTAATTTTTTTCCCGTAATAGCTTCGTTTTCCATATTATTTATTTCTGTAAACAAACTTCTTATTTTTTCAGTTCTAAGAAATCCCTTGGCTGAATCTGAATATCTAGGATCAGAAACAGATCTTAATAAAACCCTATTGCTTGTACTAGGTTTAGGAGCCTGACTCCTAAGATTTGCATCTCCAGCGATAGCAATTTCTCTGGCTTTAGTTATGGAGCCGTACCTGTCAATGCCTTTTTGAGACAAAGATAGTATTCTTTTTATCTGATCTATATCATTTACTTTAAGTTCGTCTATTTCGGACTGAACTTTAGCTAGGTCTGCACTTGACATGCCAGCGGCTCTTAGTTGAGTTATTACATCCTGATATTCTTCAACCATTGAATTTCTGAGTTCTAAAATATCATTTTTGATATTAAGTCTTCCTCCAGAGTCGAGAATTAGTGGATCAAATCCTGGGAGATCTTCTGCACTCACCCCCAAAGCTATTCCCATAGCCCTTTGTCTAGCTAGTATTCTTCCTTGCTGTTCCACGGAAGCTCTTGCTATCATACCTGGTGTAACAGAAATCTTGTGTAGATCTTCTGCCGTAGTGCTAGTTCCTGAAAATTTCGCAATTGTTTCGTATGCGGCCTTCATTTTCAAAAATTCTGGAGATGAGGAACCAAGTTCTTTTTCCAATTCTCCGAGACTTGCAAGTTTGGTTGTACCACTCATTTGATTAATCAAGTCAACTATATCTGAAGGAGCTTTTACTCCTATCCCAAATCTTGCTACTCCTTCATCACCCAAAAGATCTTTGGTAATTTTTGCGCCAGGTCCAAACGTTGATTCCATTTTTTGATTTAGTGTGGTTTCAAAGTCTCTTACTTGTGGGGCAATATAGCTTGCCGAAGCCATTCGGTTAATCGTTAAACCAATTGAATTTTCTATATCATCCAATTTTTCTCCAGTACTTTGAAAAACATAATCAAGAAGCGTTTTTTCTCCTGCTGCTGCTACTTGATCAAAGTTAAGTCCAAGTTTTGCCCTCAACGCATCTCCTTCGGCAGATGTCTTAAAGAGTGTTCCAAGCTCGCTATCATCTAAATCTGTAATCCCCAGTGAATCAAGAAGTTGTTGTTTTACTGGTTTTAGTGAACTAGATGAAACTTGATCTGCCGAACTTTGTAATTCTATGCGATATCTATCTGCATAAGGTGCACCTCTTTCTGGGCTTAAAGTTTTTAATGCGCCAATCGGTAACCCATCTTCGTCAAGAACATCAAGACCTCTTATGGCAGCTGACTGTCGCTCTGTTAGGGCATCTAAAAGATTTGTGTCTATTGAAGGTATTAATGCTCTATCAACACCCAATCTTTCCCCGTACATTCCTTCCCTGATTATCCTAACAGTTGCTTCAAGGCCAACATTTGCTTCCGCACCCATTCTAGATTTAATGCCTGTCAGTGTTTCCTGTAGTACTCTTTCGTCAATTCCTTTATCACCCCTTATAATATTTAGGGCGACATTTACGATATCAAGAGCCTCATTTTGACCTATGCCCGCCTCATTACTTACTCTTGTTGCCAAAGAAGATATGTCCAAAGAAGTTGCTGACGCAACTTGTTTAGAAATTTTATCTGAATCACCAATAAACATTGCCCTAAGTGTTTCTACGTGCGATAATTTTGGGCGCATCAATATTGATTCCTGATAACCTTTCGGGTCACGCATTACTACGGCAGCTATCCTAGTCCTTCCTTGTGCGTCAACGTATGTTCTTAAAATGGGCAAAACAGAGTCGTCAAGGTCAAACGTACCCTCAGCCGCCTTATAGGTAGAGGTAATGGAATCAGAAACTATCATCTGCTTACCGCTAACCAAAAAATCAACCGCTGGCAGAGACGTTTTTTTGCCTGCAGAGTCAAACACATCCACGTGAGAAATAGATGGATACTCCACTTCAGTTAGTGGTTCTAGCAAGCTGCTTCTTGTCGCAATTTTATATCTAAGGGCGTCTGGTATTCTTGTTGCAATTATCCCTTCTTTTGTCATAAAAGCTTCACTGATATGATAATTTGAAATCATGTTGACTAACGCTGGTATTCTTCTTGGATCAACTCCACTTCTTAAAGCTTGCGATATTTCAATTACCTGTTTTCTTCTTATCAACTCAAGAGCCCTTGTGGTTGGATCCATGCCGTCAAGTACCATAGTAGCTTCACGCCTTATTCTGCCTAAAACTTCTTCTGGTATTTCTCCAGTCTCCATAAATTTTTGTGCTGCGCGTACCTCTGAATCTATCATTGCTTGAATTCTTTTTTGAGCAGTAGCACTCATTAGAAATTCTGGATCATTTAGTAATAGCATGTCTTCTACATATACTTGACTGCCTTTTTTAATAGCTATGTTTCCTGCCATACCATGAGTTGATGTAACTGTTTCTCTTTTTAAGGCAGACTTATCTGCTACAGTTATTTTTCCAGAAAAAAATTCCTGTAGTTCTAGCATTCGTCTAAGATAATCATACGATCTTTTTTGTTCGTCAGTAAGAGAATCGTATCCATCTATATCAAGTTCTTGTAGCATTTCAATAATTCCCGAAAGATCTCCTCGTTTCATTCCTAAGATATCTTCACTACTTTTAACTGCCGCCTCACCTTTTAGACCTCCAACTCCTGGAATTGAAACTCTAAAAGGATTTCTGTCTCCAGATTTAATAGAAGTTTGCAATGCTTCAAGTTCGTTTTCAAGTTCTCTGATATTTGACAGATCTTCAGGCGTGACTATTCCACTTGATTTAATATCTTGAATTTGCTTTTGTTTAACAAGTATAATTCTTCTCATCGTTTCTGCAATCTGTATGTAGTGGCCATCCACCGAAGACACCGCCGCTGCCTCTAATTTTTCGTCTACAATTTTTCTTAACTCTGGAGAAAGATACCTTCCCTGAATAATTTCAAGTAGACTACCAGATCTTCCTCTTTGTTTTTCTTCAAAGGCGGTGTTGATAACGGCTCTTAGTTCGGAAGATAAACCTACAAAAGCGTCTGGAACATGAGTCGATGTTACTCCACTGATACTGGTTGTCACCCTCAATTGTAACTGCTCTTCAAGTAGCTGAAATGCAACTTCTGCAGCGGATTCAGCTTTCCTTGGAACAAAAATGTTTTCAGATAAATGTGATACTGGCATTCCAGTAGTTATAAAGCCAATATCAGCCTGTTCAGCCGCCTTCAAAGCTGGGGCAATAACAACCTTTTCTGGATCAGGGAGAGAATCATACCCGCCAGCTATTGTTTGCAACATGGCTTCTACGCGGTCATACATAAAATATGGATTGCTGTCAATATTACCCGCATCAATTAGTTCTTGAATCATTTGATTTCCAACAGAAACATCTCTAGAAGAAAACATCGACTGATATCTTTTGGACATTTTACCAACGATTTTTCCTATTCCTTTTAGAGCATCAGTTTCTTCATCTTTGCTAGTTGCCGAAGAAAGCGCTTGTCCTAAAAAAGAAAAAAACTCATCTACTGTATCAGACTTGAATATTTTTGTACCAGACAACTGCTTTAATATTTCTTGCTGCGCACGAGAAAGAGTTAGCGTCGCTCCAGAACTTGTAACTGCCTGACTAAGACTAAACAGTTGGAGTCCACCATCAGTAAGAACAACCTCTCCTGGCATATGTTCAGAGATAGTCCTTTGAATATTTTCTACTGCCGATACTTTATTCTTCGTATCAAATAAAACCATTCTTCCAGAAACAGAACCACCAGAAAGATCCTCTAGTCCATGTAAAGCCAAAGTTGCTCTGTTAGCTGGATCAGATAAATAAGTATTAAGTTTAACTACTCTGTCTGCATTGATGCTGGATCCAGTTATTCTTCCTGTGGTTATGTTTCCTGATTTATCAATCTCTCGAAAATCTGCTATTCTCAAAATATCTGCATATGCTAATGCTCTGTCAAATGCTCCTGGTCCCTCAAAAGTTTGTCCAGTAACAATATTAATAAATTTTATTTTTCCATCAATTTCTTCTACTTTTGTTATTGAATACGATGGAAATCTAGACAAAATTGCTCTCGTTGATTTAAGCTTGCTGCTTTCTGGCATGCTACATTACCCCTGATGATATATTTATTGATGAACTTCCAGTTCCATTAGCCACTGGATATACGCTTCCAGATATTCCATTTCTAGACATAATCATCCTTAGTCTGGCGGCAACCATTCTAGGATCTTCAGTCCTTGAAAGCCCTGGATAGCTTGGATTGGTTAAATTTGCTTCCCTTATCTGCTGTGGATAGTAACCCATTTGAGACAGATTTATTCCCATTGATTGACCTATTTTAACTTTAACATGCTCCATATTTGTGTTTGGATGCCAACCTTCCCATCCCATGTCTGGAAGCTCATGTCTTGAAAAATATTCAATTAAATCTGGTTTTTTTTCTACTTGCATACCCCAAGCTGCTTCATATATTCTTCTTTCTAATCTCGGAGCTGTAGATAGAATTCTTTTTCTTTCTTCTGGATCTTGCTCTTCTATCATAGCCCTAAAGTGTTCTCTTTTTCTTTTTGGAATAGATAATGAAAGTGTGTCAACAGAACCCCCATATATATCTGCTCCATACATAGTTCTCTTTGCGGCTTGAGAAAATTGCGCAGCTGCTTGCATGTCTCCAGACTCCGCTGCTTGTGTGGACAAAAATCTATTTTTTACATATGACAATATGTCAACGTATTCCTCTAGTGCTAACTGTTTTTTCCTTTCTTTTGGAATAAATCTTTCTCCAGTAATGAGCTCTTTAGTATTTTGTATTGTTGAGTATGCAATTCCAGTAGACAATCCTATTGTTGCCCCCAATGCTTTAGTTGGCGCAGTCTTTCCAAACATAGATCCAACTGCAGCCATAATTAACCCAGATGCAACTGGATTCCTTTGAGTTGATTTGTCGTATATTGGTTTTATGAAACTTTCTATTGGTCTTTGCCATTCTGGAAATGTTGATCCATAAACATTTCTTCTTTCCCAGTCTTCTTGCGCTGTTCTATTTGGAAAAAATTTTGTATTTATAAATGTATCTCTATGGGCTAAATATTCGCCCATTCTTAAAACTGATGCTATTGGCTCACTTGTGCCAAGTTCTTCTGCTGTTTTACCTTTATATTTATAGGGCCTAAAAGTATTTCTCTTTGTTGTTTCAGAGACTTGTGCTCTTATTCTTTCAACTTCTACTCTTTGAGAAGGATCAAGACCACCCATGTTTAGCGTTCTGTCTAGTGACCTAAACTCCCTAGAATACGGTGCCACGTCTGCAAGAATGTCCAACTGCGTAACGGGGTCAGTGTAGTCTCTTTTTGTTGGGTTTAACCTTTCAAAGGTAACACCTGGCAATCTTAATTCGCCTTCTTGAACTTTAGTAAATGGATCGCCAGTTTTAAAATTTATAAAATAGTCAGACCCTGGCAAAAATGGATACTTAATGCCCATTGTATTAGCAATTGGATTAAGGTAATTTATGTTTGTTCTTTCTTTAGGAATGAATCTTCTTGTTATTTCAGATAATTCCATTCCTGATTCTGATGGAGCGTCACCTAAACCACCAAGATTAAGATCCCAAAAAGATCTTCCAATTCCATAAGCCTTAGAAGCTGATTGAAGGACTGGTGCAGTTGGCTCAAAATCCGAACTGCCAAATCCAAAAGATTGTCTAAGATTTGCAAATCCAAAACCATACAAGCCAGCCATTTCTTGAGTTCTGTATCCAAGCTCAGATGTCTGAAATCTGAGACTTCCTTGCGATATTGGAGGCGCTGCAGAAACGATATTTGGTGGGATATATCCTGGAACGGGAGGAGGTCCATATAGCATTTGGGCACCAACCATTTGCTGCTGACCCCCTTGAAAACCTGCACGACTTGCATTAACATAGTTGGCGTTTGTTGATCCAATTGTATTAAACGAAATATTCCTAGCTGTGTTTAATGGTTGAACATTTAATGATATTTGATTGTTATAGTTTCCTATCTGAAGACCCACAACGTTTGAGGATCCAAAATATTGTGGATCAGACGCACCAGAAACTGACGCACCCATAACTGGAGCAACTCTACCAGAAGACACTAAACCAGATGGATTATATGCTCCAGCATTACCGGCTGGAATATATTGGGAAAGCGATTGTTTGACCTCTTGATCGTGCATCTTAACCTGTGGTTTTAGCACTTTTCCAACAGTCATGTTGAGCAATGGTGTTATTGGACCAAATGATCCACTAAAATATTCTCCAGTTACTGGGTATGGTCTATCATAATAATGTTCTCTTTCAAATCTATACGGATCAAACGGACGAAGTGGCGAAAAATCATATCCATACGCAAATCTTTCAAGCGGAGAACCAAAAGCATCAGACGTGTAAGTTGATCCTGATGCTAGCCTTCTGTAATAAGAAGGCCTGTAGTACATTGTTTTTCCGCCCTCAAATGGAGTAACTCCAAGCGGCCAGTATCTACCCTGTTTAACGGGAACTTCACCTCGTAATAATTGTTCTCTTTTTTCTGTGTAACTCATTCCACCTGGAGTTATTCCAGAAAAAGCAGATTGAGCTTCTACTGCTCCTCTAGCAATTTTTGTAGTAAAAAATGGAGAGTAAACCCTTTCTCCCCTTTGATCCTTTTCGTTTACCATTCCACCAATGGTTCTATCAACGGTCATTAATGTGGCTGCCCCTGCAGCTAATGGAAGAACTCTTTTAAGTCCATATCCGCCAAAGAAAGCTCCGATAGGTCCGCCATACTCCTCATGCTGCAAACCCAGCCCTACTGTTTCAAAGTACCTATTTAATCTTTCCGACAAGTGAATAGATGGAATTGATGCTGAACTATATGAATCCGTGTCTCTATACGAGGAAAAACCTAAAACACTTTTTGTAACTCTTCCAGCTGTTGTTTGCCCGCTTCCGATTCTATCCAGCACAGTGCCAAACGTGGGAACAAAAGTGGTTCCAATATTTCCAAGCGGATTGACTGCATTTGGACCCAGTTCATACGGTGCAAATCCTAAATTTCTTTTTATTGTTGGTCTTATTAGATTTGCAATTCTTCCAGCGCCATGCGCATCTATATTTGAAATTGATTGTGTTGAAAATGGAGATAAAAAACTCTTAAGTGTATTTGCAAAAATTGGATTTGATTCTTTTTCTCCTATCAAAAACCCCAAAGACTTGCTTGCTATTCTTCCTCTTTGAAGAGAAGAAGAATAATTGTTGTATGCACTTAATTCAAGTATTGTCCCCAGAGCTGCAGCTCTTGCTTCAGTTAATTGTGCGGCAGATATTTGACCAGATTCTCGAAGATTTTTTAATACCTCTTCTATTTTGTTTGCTATTTCTACTGGGTTTCCACCAAAATCATCCCCATATGCTGCCATTTCCACATTAAATTTGTGGATCATATTTCTCAAAAAGTCTTGCCTGGTTGTAATTGTGGTATTTTTTGTTGTTGTTATGTAGGTAGAAGTTGCTGCAGATTCTTCTATCATTCTGTCTAAAGCTCTAGCTGCCCTGCTCAAGCCAGTTATATCTATGTCACGAGCCCTCAATGTAGACTTGGATGTTTCAAATTGTGCTAAAACTCTTCTTCCAACATCTATAAGATCATTACCAGAAGAACCAGAAACCCTAAGATCGTCGGCAATGCCTAGCGCTTCCTCAATTCCAGCCATTGATCTTATATCCGTTGCTTTGCCCTGAGATGATATTCTCAGATTTTCAAATGCTTCAGCGGTTTCATCTGGACCAAATACTACGGCTCCAGTTTCATCAACTACTTGCGGCAGTCCTTCATCATTTCTATCAAGAATAATGGCTTTACCGGCCCTTAGCCTTATCTCTCCATTATCAATAAGACGTGCAAGAGTTGATTCGTTTCTTATGTCAGTTTTTCTACCTAAAAATCTTCCTATTCTTCTTGTAATAGAATTTGGTTGCTCTTCATCTATATCAAAAGCTGATCTTACTTTTTCACCCCTTGAAATTTCTTCACCAGTTGCTTCAGCAATAAGTTCAGAATCTCTATATGATCGACGACCTGTTGCTAATCTTGTTGCTCTTGCATAAATATCTGTATCTATAGAAGAAATGGGTTTGAACAATCCAGGAATTTGTTTTATTGCATCTTCTTCAAAGCCTTCTCGTACAGAAAATAACTTACCTACAGAACCAAACATTCCTCCTTTTTGCTTAACCCATGCAAAAACCTGTGCGTTCTCGCCATCACCAGCTAAAAAATCTTGCCTAGATACACCTGGCAAAAATTGTATTTCTTGAAACGGATCAGTTCTTCTTGGCCCACCAAGACCAATCATTTGTAGTGGATTGAATTTTACAAAAGGAACACCAAAATCTTGAGATATTTTTTTAAGCGTTCTTTGTGAAGCTACAGTTATTGGTGTAGTATCTATTATATTTCCACTAGCGCTCTCATAAACACCTCTGACCGTAGAAAAACCAATTGCTCTTGAAACAGGGTCTTGCATTGCTATTTCTCCAAACAGACTCCTTGCTTCTACTGATTCTGATGGTGAGAGACTAGAAAATACACCTCTGTCAAAGGCCTGGTCTACGGTTACCTGTTTTAATCCAAATAAATTAAACCCACCAACATCCGATGGTCTTGTCATCATCTTTTGATCTATCAGGAAACTTCTTAACTGTTCCACATTAGAAGAATCTATTCCCCTTTTAGCGAGTTCGCTAGAAACTGTTACACTATCTACCAAACTTCCAACGCCACCAATAAAATCACTGCCTAAACTATTAATTAATTTAATGCCAAGTCTTTGAGCTACACTTCTAGCAAGATAATCAATTTTTGTTGGATTAGTGCTTTCAGCAAAATCAGAATATAAAGCTTTTTGTGGTTTAACCAGGGCAGACGCAGCTGGTACTATTATGTTTCTTCTGACGTTTTCGTAGGCGAGGGATGCTCTTTGAACTAAAGTTCTTCTAAAAACTTCATCTTGAAAAACTGCATCAACTGTAGCAAAAGCCTGCTTAACCTGATTCGCATCAAGGGCTCTGCCCCTGTTTTTTAATTCCTTATTTGCTCTATTAACTAATATTCTAAAAAAGTCTTCATCGTTATCAGAAGTAGAATTTATTCTGGATATTCCAAAAGTAACTCTTTGTGATATGTTTTTTGATGTATTTAAACCAGATATTTTTAGCCCAGAAACCATGTTCTTGGCAGATGCTGGGTCTGCTCCAAGCTCAACAAGTTTTTCTTGAACCATGCTTGCGTATTCATTTGACTCAAATGCAAAACTAAAACTACCCCTTGAATCAGGTTCGTTTGCGCCTTCAAGATTTGGAATATCTTTTGATCTTAGTGCTCCTTGCACAAATTGAGCTATTCTACTTCTATGTTGTTTTCTAATATCAGAAATCGTTGAATTTAAAACTCTTGCTGCTTCTACTGGATCTGACGAACCTGCCCTTAGGGCATCATCGTAAGTCATCGTTCCATGCACTACATCATATGCTCTTTTGGCTGAGAAAAAGTTCTTAGTAAACGCTCTTCCACCTACAACAAGCCCCCTTATTGAGGGAATGCCATCAAGTGCTCCAAGTGTTTCCGTATCGGAATTGCCAAAAATGTAAGCGCTTGCTACTTTTGCGCTTCTTTTAAGCCTTGTTTCTCCTGCTGCCACTGATGCTGTACGTGCCGCTGAAGCACCCACTCTTGCTTGGCGAAGAGCATGTACTAATCCACCACCAGCTCTCATCTCTTTTTCTTGCACTGCCGTGCTAAATGCGTAACCAGCCGAAGAAGATATTCTTGATGCTTGGGCTAAAAGATATTCAGAATCTTGACCAAATGATCTCAATACTGTTTTTATATCTGCAAAAGATTGACCAGCTCTCCTTTGTTTAGGCGTTAAAGGAAAATCATAGTCTAAATATTGATAGTCAACAAGAGACTTAATTCTTTGTGCTGCTGCTCCAGCCAAACCCTGTGGCAACATCATTGTTGTAATGTTGATGGTTGATCTCTTTACAAAATCCGTTATAACATCTACCGGATTATACCACTTGACTTTATCTTTTTCATCTGGCTGTCCCAATAGCGGATCAGTAAACGCCTTTTGCACGAAGTATGCCGTAGGCAATGTTAAGGGTAAAGTCCTAGCGGTTCTTGCTAACCTTTGTTGTATCTCATCCCTGTAATCCCATACAGCAACTGGTTCCCTTCCGGCATTTAGGGATCTATATTCAGATGATGACATCCATCTTGCACCATCTGAAACATAAGTATCGCCAGTAAGCTTTGTTAGCGTTGGTTTTATTATTTTTCCGTCAGCGGATCTATTAATCAGCCTTTCATATGGATCAATTCCATCGGCAACGAATCTATTAAGCCCTTCTAATTCATCTAGTGTTTTCTTTATTTGAGAAGCTGTTTCTACAAACTTTCTACCAAGTCTTGACCCAGAATCGGCGGATCTTTGAATTGTATCAAGTAACTTTATTCCTCCCTTGCTAAACATTTTGCTTGCAGCGTAAGTACCAACAAGACTGATTGTAGTAGAGGCAACGAATTTAAGAATTGGCTTGTCGTCCAAAGCCTTTGATAACAGACCAGAATTTGGATTTGGCTTTGTTTCCTCTTTGTTTGCGTTAGGGATATCTCTGGAAGTTATTCCATAGCCAACGTTTACGAGAGAAGATCTGTCTCTAAACATTTATTCCCCTTTTACTATTTCATTCCCCACAATTTTTGTGCAATGGGATCTTCATATTTGGCTTCGCCATCTTTTCTTGATTTATTATATTTTTGTATTTTTTCTTGTTCTATTTTTTCTTCTTCTTGCGGATCAATTAACTTTAGAGAAACATTGGTTGACTCTATCGCAAGGACTGCTTGTTGAATTTCAATTATTTTTTCTGATAAAGCTACTTTTTCTGCCAATTTTGGATAAGTTAAATTATCCAAATCTTCTGGAGTATATGATGTTATAGTAGCCAAAACAAAAGCTTTCATTAAGCTTCTAACCTGAGACGCTTCAGCCCTCTTCTGCTCAAGAACAGCTTTTGCTTTAGCTGGATCTGCAAAACCAGATTCAGACAATATTTCTTCAGATAAAGCTGAAACCATTCCAGCTGGATATTTATCCAGGTTTATATTTTCTGGATAAATAACAGTAGATTTTATTATTAATTCTTCAATATCCTCATTTGATTGACCAGAATTTTGATGCTCACTGATTTTATCAAACTCTGCAAAAGTTAGTTCTCTGAATATAATTAATTGATTTTTTAAATAAGTCTCAAAAACAGTGCCAAATTTCTGCTTAAGTTTGTACAACTGCTCAGGAGTCAACATAACAGTTTTATTAGAGCTGACGAACCTCTAATGCCTGGAATCCCGATGCCTCAAGAACTTCTTGGGCTATTAGAGAAGGTAGTCCAGCCATCTCTGAAACAAGAGATTGTTTATCAAATGCTGGATATAGAATGCAGATCTCGGCAATTGCTTCTTCGTTCCAAAGAGAAGCTTCAGATTCTGTAAGTTGACCAGCTTGAACAAGTTGTCCCATTTTTTTCATTAGGTTTTTATATTCCAATCTATTAAGAGTTCTCCATGCAATGTGTTTTTCGTAGGTAATTGATGTAACATATACATCACCATATTCTTTTTTCCACAACTTAATTTGTCCTGCATTGGGACCACCTGGCCAAATTAGTTCCTCATCTGGAAGATCCTCTACTGAAGTGGGGGCATTTGCGGGGTCGTCCATTACATCTGCTGCGTCTTGCAGCGGTGGTTGCATTTCATCTGGCGTAATGTCTATTACCTCTATTGCTTCTAATTGTTCTGCTAATTCTTGATTATTTTTAACAGTAACTTTTCTATTTGTCTCAGACATAATTTCTCCTATTTTAATTTAAAAAATTTCAATACATTATATCATAATTTATCTTGGATTTGTATCGTACAATTTAGATAAATCTTTTCTTGTTGTTAACTCTTCTTCTGTAGGTGGACCCTTAACGGTTGTTGATGAAGTTTGCGCAGAGCCTTTTTGATTATTTTGTGCGATCGTGGCATTTGGTGGATCCTTAAGAGTTCCGTCGGAAATATACATGTCTCTTGCTAAAAATTGATATGCCTCCATTAGTGGTGCTCCACCAGGTTGATATGACGTGCCCATTGACATCAAGTGTATATTTTGAAGAACTATATCCATGGGCCTAGAAATGCTTTTTTGAACTAACCTGTCATTAAAATCAAGAGACATTAATCTGTCTACAGTTTCAAGCTCTGCCTCTTGTTGAGTAACATCCCTCTTGGCTATTGTTGTCATTGATCCTTCTTGACCACCGTGTTTTATAATAAAGTTAAAAGGAGGATGAGAACTGAATATATTTCTTGAATCCGCACCTGGCCTATCGTAGGATAGTCTATCTAGACTAGACACTCTTTTAAGATCGTTTTCGCCCCAATATTTTTGGATATTTTTTTCGTCATCAATATTTTCCATATTACTTCTTAGGTAAGATTGTATCTGTGATTTAGGATCATTTGAATAAAACTTTGCCCTAGTTGCCGCAGCATCAGAAAGAAGGTCTCTCATTCTTCCAGGATATCTTGTATATAAAACAAATTCTCCGTTGAATCATTCTTGTTCCAGTCATGACTGCATCAAAATTATATGACCAGAATCCGTAGAGCGGAGATTTTTCCTGTCTAATGCTAAAAGAAAAAGATGCTATATCAAGTTCGTATCCTGCATCAAATAGACCATCAATATATATTTTTACATCTTCTCCACTAAAGTAGTAATCATAATACATATTGAACTTGTTTGAATCCTCAGACTTGCCACCCCATTGAAGATCAATGTCTTCATCTAGGGGAGTAAAGCTTTTCAGAGTATCTGGATCAGCAGCAAGGTCTGGTGGCAAATAGGCGCTAAATGGCCTATATGGTTTCCTGCCTACGATATTATTGTAGTTTACTGAATTTGCCACTTTACGGCTGCCTTATTCTATCAATGAAAGTTGTATATTCTTTCATTTTATCGGTTCCATAGTAATTTTTTTGTTTTTCTTTATAAATTAAAGATTCTTCTGAGCTCAACAATAATGGATCGTTTTCCATTGAAACCATTGGTTGAATTCCTCTGGCCATAAACATGTATGTTTGCTCTGTTATCAAGTCGTCAACCGACATAGTTTGACCTTCATCTATTATGGTTACACCGTATATCTTCATTTTTGCACCGAGTCCGTATTCATTAAAAAAAGTTAAGACAATATCAAATGGTGGAAGCATATCTGCAAGCGGAGCAAAAAAGACTCCAGTTTCTGCCATTATTTGTCTGAATTCTTTTATTCTATAAAATGCGTATTCGTTGAATACCGTAAAAATCAACGATCCTCCGATGGTTCTTCCACCTTTAACAAATCCCCTTGGATTTACATGACCTATTGTTCTTACTGGAGAATTTTCTCTGTGTATAGAATATGAAATTGTTTGTATTTCTGCCAACTCAAGAACGTCAACTGAATTGGTCGTATTAATAGTTCCATTTGCTCTATCAATGTTTGGAACAACTATTGTTGCTGTTATGTCCGTTCCCGCAAAAGACATGTTAGAAAACGGATCAGGCATGTTTCTTTCAATTCTTGCCTTTGACATCGCATCTTTGTCATATGGGGTATTGAATCCTCGACCAAAATTAACTACTGGATAGGGATCAATTCTTTTCATTTTTAACCTCTGGCTAAATACGCAAGGCGGGGAAGGAGACCTTCATCAACTTCCCCGCCTACGAATTTTAATTAGTAATATTAATACTATGGTCTGATAATCTTAGGATTCAATCCTGCTTCAGCCACGGCGTCTCTGTTGATAATGTCCTTCAGATCGCCTGTATTAAATTTACCGTTTGCAAGTTGATCCGTTGTAATTCTGTACATTGGACCAATTTCTCTTGCTACGTAGGTCATTGTTTCCTCAATGACAATGTCATCCATTGAAGCGCCAGAGCCCTCATTCAAGAGTTCTACGCCGTAGATTGAGCGAACTGCACCTTGACCGTATTCGTTGGCAAAGGTTATCGTAATGTCAAATGGGGGAATTTGGTCTGCGTAGAATGGAACCTGTGACACAATATCCGAGTCCTGTGAAGAGAACTCTGCGATACCGCGCTTATGTCCTACGTCGCCAGGAAGAGTATTGTGTCTTCTGGTGTAGAACATTTGAGCGTTGTCTTTTTGGTGATTTGCTTCTAGCATCTGATAAAGAGCTGGACGATCAAACACTGTAAAAATCAACGATCCTGCTATTCCACGCTTTCCTCTTGAGAAAGATCTTGGGTTTGGTGAACCCATTGTATAAATAGGAGCCTTTTCTCTGGTTACCGAGAAAGTGATTCCTGATAGTGCGCCGATTTCAACGCCACCAAAAGTGGCAACTATATCTGCGCCTGAAAATGTGGTGTAAGTATTGAGATACTTATTAACCGCACTGTCGTAGTAGTCTGCACCTGCCATTGTATACCCTCCAATTCGGTATATTAGTTAATGTTTTTATTATATTGTTACAGCCACTTGAACCTCAATGTTCTTGAGTTCAAATGCTGGTGTCAGCACGAGATCAACAAACGCCTTGTTTTCAGCTGGGAAGTAACTTACTGTGAAGTCACTATCCAGCAAGGCACCTACTTGTTGCATGCCGCGTAGTGCAGAAGTAATTGCAGTTTCCATTGAGTTGCGTGTTTGCAACGTCGATGCTTCGCCAACAAACTTCTGGCACACTTGTCTCACGAGAAGCGCAGCTTCCGTGACAATTCTCATTGTAGAAACTCTTGTGTAATCCGATGATGATCCAGCCATTGTCAAACCTTCAACAAAAACTGGAATCTTATTGAAGTTAAGAGCAATAAAGTTTACGCCAAGATCAGCAAGTTTTTCTTGCTGTGTTCTAGTAGGATTGTATCTTAGTTGGGCAACGTTATAAGCGGTCTTGTTTACTGGTGATGTAAACGATGACATTCTACTTATTGCGGCAGCAAAAGCTGATGCTCCGTTTGCGTAACCCCAGGAAGTATCATAATTCACTGGCTTAGCTTCGGCTGCGATTACAACAAGATGTCTACCAATTTCTGTCATTGAACCAGAATCTCTGGAGATCAAATTTGCTGGACCTGCGTTGGAGTTGTAAATGTGTGATGATACTTGAGCCGGAGTCATAAACTCACTTGTTCCAACATACGGTTTTATTCCCATAACCGCAAAGCAGGAGCGTGAGTTTTGAGAAATTTCGTTAACCTTAGTTGCGACCTTAAGAGCCCAACTACCAGTACCAGTGCCGTTGTTTGCATAAAAACCAAATTCTGGGTCATCTGAAGGAGTTGCTGGATTTTCCCACTCATCTGGGTGTGAGCCACGACCCCAAGGGACAATAATATCTGGCTGTGCTGCTTCTGCTGCCTCAAACGCTGCATCAAAAACATTTCCGCCACCAGAAGCAGCGTATGTTGCGCTTGTTATTGATCCAGTAGTGTGATTAAAAGATGAATCTGCTGGCAGTGGAACAATGTGAATTCTTTCTGCTCCACCAGCAATCAACTCAAAATAACCTCTGTGAGCATCTGAATCTTCTCCAAATGCTGTAATAACGTCCTGTTCTGATGTTGCTTGAACAACGTCAAGATCTTTTACGTTACCCGTACCATCATCAGTGCTTCTTTTGGTAATGAGAACAACTCTTGGGCCAACTGGGATATCTTGACGAGAGATGCTATAGAATCTGTCTTTAATAACTGTTTTTACACCTGGTAGAGCCATTAGCTTTTAAACCTCCGCTTGCAGCGACAATATCTTTTTACTTCGTATTTATAGTAATGACCATAGCTTAAAAACAAACTACAATATAAAAATTATGAATCTGGAGTTGCACTTTGATGCAGGTCTATTATGTTTAATTCTGTGTTCTCATATGAGGGGGTGGCGCTATTGTCAAAATCATAAAAACTATCCCATAGTTCTTTTTCATAAGCCATATACCTTCTTACATCTATTACTATTTTTTCTATTTTTTCTATTTCCATACCGATAAGCTTTTCGGTCGTCAACATATAGGTTACTGTTCTTTTACAAATATCTGTTGATTCCCTGTTTTCCTCAGAATCAGATAGTCTTCTAGCGTATACAAACTCAGAGGCTCCTAATCTTTTAAAAACAGGAGTATGTTCCAGCATAAAGTCTTCAAAAGTCTCCATTATTTTGTCTGCCGCCTCTGGACCTGAATATCTCGCAAGCGCTCCTTTTAATTTACCAGATTCAGATTTTGTAATAATTGAAAAAGATATTATATTTTGAAATCTTTGACCATATATTGCAAAGTTTTCACTTGGAGATATCCTTGTTTTTGGCTTTGGCTCAACAGAATGAGCCCTTTTAAGTTCCAAACCATATACTATAACTGGATATTCTGCATAGTCTCCTGATTGAGTTGGTTTAATTTTAATCATTGGATAGGCGTTTTCCCACAGTGATTTTACAACAGTTATAAACTCAATATAGGTCAAATTGCCATGAGCCTGAAGTGGGGGTCCACCAAGCCTATTATGGTTTATTTCATTGATATTTGGAACTGGAAATCTTATTGGATTTTGTGGCATTATACACCTCTTCCTGTGGCAATATTAAAGGAAATTTCCCTCAAAGTTCTTGAAGATTGAACTGTTATATTAAAATACATTTTTCCTTTAATTTGCTTATCACCATACATTTCTAATTTATAGTTCCTAACTATATCTAATTGTTTTAGATATTTAAGAAGAGATTCTACTGTTGAATTAGCTTTACTGTAATTAAATTTTCCTATTGCATTATTTCCGATTGATTGCACTTCTGATATTAGCATTGCTGCAAGTCTAACATTAGAAGAATCTTTAAAGTTTTCACTAATAGACTTAGTTATATCTCCGCTCAAATATACGTCATATTGACCTATAAATCTTCTTGACCTGCCTCCTCTTGTTATGCAATTTACTCCTTTTTCAAACAAGGCTTTGACTTCGTTGATTTTTGGATCATTCCCATAAATTGAAAGAGCTGACGGTATTCTTTGTTTGCTTAATCCTATATTTACTTGAGTAGAACTTAACATGCCAGCAACTGCAGCTGCAACAGAAGCAGTATACGATCTTTGCATTTGCTTATGATTAAACACAGCTTCCCCATAAACAAGGATTATATGTTTTCCATAGTCTTCTGTAATAAAACCATCAGAATCAACACTACTAGGTATTTCAAAATTTTTGGACAAAAGAACGGGAATGTCAGAATAAGACATCCCTTGATTTCTTGACCCAAGTATTCCCATGGTTATTTCGCCGGTATTTTCCTGTATTCTATTGCAAACTAGCGATAATTGTTTTGCGTAATTAACATCCCCTGTATTAATCATAGATGCTTCAAGTGGAACTATTATATCTATAAATTCATATTGCTCTATAAGATTATAACATTCTGCTAATCTATTATAGTGTGATTCGTAAAAGCTAAATGTATCATTAAAAGTGTCTTTGAATATTTTTACATTTCTTTCTGCGACATTATCAACATATTCGCTCATATACCCACATGACATAATGTATATATCCCTTGCACCACAGCTGTAGGCGTCAAATACCCCTCTTAAAAGAGGTGAATTATAATCTGCCCTTAATGTATCTATAGCTTCTTGAATTGATCTTATTTTTTGTATTCCGTATGGCTCAACTGCATCTGTATGTCCTATTAGTAAAACATTATTTGTTTCAAATTGTCCTATTTCTCTATATTTTGACTTTTCATTTAATAAAACTGATTTTTCAACCATAGAATAATTGGAATAGTTTGGAGTTGAACTCCAATCATCTGGACTTGAAGCGCTTTTTTTTATTGTTACAGGTATCTCTTTTATGTCCAAAACACCGTCTACTGATGCTGTTATGGCAACTGTATATTGTCCAGGAAATATGTTTGCTGGAATTTTGGCGAGGAGCAAATAAGAACCTTCAGATACTCTTGTTATGGAACTTCCATCGCTAAATGTTTGCTTGTACTGTGGAGTGGAAGCTAGCGCTGCATCTATGAAAAATATTTGTGGACCGAATATATTTGCTCCACCTGAGTTAAAACCTCTTCTTAAAAAAACGGAAATATTAGTTGATGGATCAACATAGTCATAGCCCGATCTATAAACAAAAGGTATTGTGAGCTCTTGAGATGGATTTGCTACTAACATGATTAATTTGCTGGTTCTTCTTTTGTTGCACCGACTGTCCAAAAATCTATTTTTCCATATCTACCCCTTACTGGATAGCATTCTTCTATAAGATATAGGGAGTAGTCTTCCAATAAGGATTCTGATTCTTCATATATTCTGTCTCCTGGTTTTGGGTTGACCACTGATTCAAAATAATAAATTCTATCTGAATTTACTAGTAACCCTTCCGTTCTTTCTTCTTTGGTTGAAGCCAAATACCTTGATGCGGCTGTCACATGTCTTGTGGTTATTTTTTCAAATCTATCAGAATACATCCCATCATCAGAAAGTCGTCTCTGAAGTAGAATGTCATGTCCCCATTCTTTTAGAATTTTTTTAAATATTGAATTAGAATTAATCATACTGCCTTAAATCTCTATCAAAACTTGGCTCGTCTTTTACGGTGACTGCTCTACCTGGACCATATAATTCTATATCAGAAAGATAAACATATTTGCCTGTAGATGGATCAATTCTTTTCCCTGAAGTTTTTGTTTTTGCTGAAGGAAATCCTTTTGGCATTACGCCCTTCATAGAAACCTTTTTGGCTAAAACCTCTCTCCTAAGAGCAGCGGCTATCTGGCACCAAGTTGTTGCATTTGACCTGGTTGCCACCTCTCTAGGTGCTGATCTATTGGTTATTTCTAAGTCAGCCAATTTTAAAGACAACTCATCGTCGCCACCAAGGCCATATGTTCTACTAAGTTCACATGCAGTAGCAGCTTTTATGTATTCTAGTATTGTAAATGGCAGTGTTGATCCGTCTATATCATCATTGAGTTTATAAATTTCTTTTATCTCTACAGAATAATGATAGATCATTTCCCCAATCTCAATTAAAGATGCGTCTGGAAAAATTGGTAGCAGTTCTTCTGGATCAAGATAAAGTGGCGTTAAATCTGGGGCAAACATAATTGTTTCGTCTAACCTTAGGGTAACAGTCGGCTTATATTCAGCCGTACTTGTACTAGCGTATATGTTAGTTCTTGAAATAATTGTTTTATATGGTGTTGTTGCAGTAACCCCAGTAAATGTTACGGCATAGGCTCCAGGCTGTGTTGGGGTAAAGTTATAAAAATACTCAGAAGTTGAACCATTATGGGGAGTAGCTAATGTGTTGACTATTTCTTGTTCTTTTGAATTAACAATTCTAACACTAACAGTGGTCATGGTGGCATCAACCTGATTCCCGTTGGAATTTTGGTCAAGAAACTTTACTTTTAATTTTACAGTGTCATTTACAAGCACATTGCTAGTAGACATAAGTCTCCAATTTTAAATCAAAATATAATAATATAGTAAAAGTATTATCAACCTACTGCTATTTCATTTGCTCCAGTTATATATATAACCTCTGCAGTTAATAATGCCGTGTAGTCTTCATTTTCTGGAACAACTGTAATTATTGCGTTGTTTTGAACTTCTAAACTAACCAACGTAATAGTAGTTAAATTAGAGTAATCTTCATTTATAGCATAAAAAACCGATACGTTGGATACGGTAATTGGATTTGAATTTCCAGGCACGTATATGTATAAGGTTCCAATATAGGAATATCTACTTTGATTGTAGTTTATTGGACTTCCGTAAAACATGGCGGCTCCTAATTATAACTACCATAATAGTAATATTATATTTTTAATATATTCCTAGTGTTTTTGAAAGAAAAGTGAGTCTTTTTTAAGGTTTTTCATCCATATTCTACCATCATTTGGATGAGAGTTTTCTGGACTTCCATATAGAAAAGAGCTTAAATATGCCACTCTTATTCCATCTACTACTGGTAAGACTTCGTGTGTTCCCACATAGTTGGCTGGGTAAATTGCCGCTGTTCCCATTTTTGGTTTATGCTCGTATTTTGCGTGTTTAAATTTTATTTGTCCACCCGTAAAATTGTAACCATTTAACTGTGACGCTGAATCAACGCAGTCGTTTAAGTATATATTAACACTTACTTTGGCATGTTTTGGATATTCATTTGCAATGCCAAGACTTTCTTGATACGGTACTTGGTCGTCGCAATGAGGGCCAATTCCCTGTCCTTTTGAATAGGTTGCAAAATGTCCTGCACTTCTCCACCAGCAAACAGTCGCAGCTTCTGGATATATCTTACAATACTCTACTAAAACTTTATAAACGCAAGATTCCATTTCTTCTACAAGCTTTATTTGTTCAGCGGTTGGCTTTTCATCATGTCCATTGCACAATGGATTGATAAATCTTTCTGGAGCCAAAGAAACCTCATTTATATCAAATTTAAAACCAGTTTTGTTTACTGCATAGGTTTTACCATTTTCTTCAACATAAGTAAATGTGCCTTGCTCAAGTTTTCTTAAAAAGTTTATAAAATCAATTGTAAATTTTGGATCTATATCAAAAAGATTTTCAACTATACAAAGTCCACTTCCCATATCTGTTATTTTCATTATTGACTCACTATTCTAAAATGCTCCGAGTATTCAGAATATCCTCTTTGTTTAAGGAACTTTTTATAATCTTCTATTAGTGTTGGCATGTAGAGATTTGTGGAAGTTTTTGACATTTCGGGTTCTTTTAATGGATCAGTTACAGATTCTCCTACTTTTTCATTTGGAGTTCCATGACTGTACCATCCTAAATAAGAATATCTTTCTCCAGATTCAACTGGTTTTACTTCGTGCGCTGCTATGTAATTGGATGGAAAAAACAATATATCACCTTTTTGAGGTTTGAAGTCAATGTCAAGATAATTAAAATAGTGATGACCACCAGAAAAATTTGTTTCATCTATTTGAGATATTGAATCAACACAGTCATTTAAATAAAAAACTGTACTAACAGAGTTTCTTGTTGCCAGTTGATCTATCGGTGTCCAAACGTCGTAAACATAATCTGCACTTACATCAGAATGAGAGCCAAGATAAACCCCCTTTTTATACTGGACAATGTGCCCTTTTACCTTCCACCAAACGCATTTGACTGCCAGTGGAAATAACTCAAAATACTTAAGTAAATAACCATCTTTTGCTTCTTCAATAAAATCAAATATTTCTTTAAATTTTTCATCTGCGTACCTATGTATTGCAGATCCTCTTCCAGGCATTTGTTCTACGGAATCTTTTCCAAAAAAATATCCACTCTTATTTATGTAGCACTCTTCTTTTGTTTCTGGATTAATTGCCAGTTTATACATATCGCCTTTTTCTTTATTAATTGAGTCTCTTGCAAACTCCAATATATATTTCCAATCAAGATCTAAGGCTGATCTAAAAACTACAACACCTCCACCAAGATGCTCTGCTTCTACATTATTGTTTTTCATTTTTTCCTTTTTTGTGCGGGACATTTTCACTAGTTCCACTACTATTTGGTCTCAATATAGTTGGTCTAAGAATATGATTTAATCTAGAATCACGCGAAGCTACCTCTAAGTCTTCATATCCATACTTGTCTAGTATATATGAAATATAGTCTTCCCTAAGTGTCTTAAGCCAAATTTGGCCTTGAGTTCCTATTGGAAGCTCTTCATTGGTAATAAATATGCCCCTATCAGAATGGGAAGAGCCTTGTGCAAAATATCCTATGTATGCATATCGACTTCCGTTCTGGCAAGGTTCTATTTCATGGGTTCCTAAATAATTTGAAGGAAAAATTAAAACATCACCAGCTTTTGGTGTGTGATTTGCTTTGGCATATGGGAAAATTATTTCTCCATTATTATATTCATGTTTAATTATATCTTCTTTATTTTTTACAGAAGAATTTAAATAAATTATTGCTCCGACCACATTTCTGGTAGCCAATTGAAGATCTGGCTCAAAACCAGGTTGATAATTAACGTCATTGTCGTTATGCATGCCCATATCGCTACCAGGACCATAGGCTAAAACATGACCTAATGTTTTCCACCATATATTTCTTAATATCATTGGATAAATTTCTATGTATTTTAGAAGACTGGCATAAATAATATCTTCACAATTTTTAAAAAAATTAACTATATTTTTTGGGGTATTATTATCTACAAAATTCATTATATGACTAGCAGATTTGTTAATATCTGAAATCAAGTATCTGTGACCACTCCTATTTATGGCGTAAGAAGTTTCCTCATCTTCTTTCACAATTGTATAGTCTTCTTCAATTGCTTTTTCTTTTAAAGAAGCCAAATATGGAATAACAGAATCTTGATCCACGCTTATGGCATTAGGGAAACAAACTATACCCATTCCATAATGAATCAGATCTGATTTCATCTTAGATCATTTAACCAACTTGTTGTGGGCTGGTGTTGCAGGGTCCAGACTTTTCGGCTTTTTCTTCTGCGGCTTTTCTTTGATTTTCTGCAGCGCTAACTTCAGACATGTCTGGATCTGGAACCGATCCAACATCAACTGCATCATGCGTAGCATTATACTGGGCGACTTCCCTACCTTGGAATACTGGATTCCAACCAGGCTCAACACCACTCTCTGAGGCATTAAAATATATTGAATGGGGTGACTTACAATACATTTCATAATCATCATAAATATTATCAAACCAAACTGGAGGACACCACTTATGACTCTTTTTTTCTTCAACAACAACTATTCCAGCTTTCAAATCATTATCTCCCTGACCAAAGAAAGTAAGATAGCTATATCTCACTCCTTTGCCCATTGATTCAACATCGTGAGAAGCTACATAGTTTGTGGGAAAAAATATAATATCTCCTTTTTGCGGCTTATAAGAAATGCCAAGATGTACGAATCTTAAATTTCCACCCGTAAAATTTTTACCGTTTAGTTCGTCTTCCGACTCAACATGATCGTTAAAATAAACAAGAGCGCCACACGTTTGGCGAGATGCAACCATCCCCTTTGGCATGTACCTAACGCCTTTTGTTACCTTATAATTTGTGTCATTGTCTGCGTGGCAACCGAGCCTACCACCATCTCCATATCTAAGTATGTGGCCCCTAGTTTTCCACCAAATACTTCCAATCATAAGAGGATAGTGGTCTATGTACTTAATGAGACACTTGTATATTTGTTCTTCAATGTAATAAAAAAATTTTACAACATCTTCTGGCGTATTGGATGTAACTGGATCAAGTAGTCTGACTGGAGCAGCCGGAACATCAACTAACCTATACCTAAATCCATCCTCGTTTATACCAAACTTTTCTCCATCTACTTCAATGTATTTCCATCTTTCTTTGTGTGCTTCTTCAGCTTTTTCATCTATATGCCTAAGAATTAGGTCTTGATCTATGCTGAATGCATTTCTGAATACAACAACTCCAGCTCCGAGCACCTCACACTTGAATGCTCCTATCTCATTGATTACATCCTCATCTACCTTTGGAGATACCGGAAATGATATTGCATTTTCGTTATCGATATTTTGCTCTGTAATTGCACTGCTTCCATATGACATATTTTTACCCCAGTAATTCGTCTATTGCTTCTCTTATTGTCCAACCAGCGCCCATAACTCTCGGCTCTTCGTCCAAGGGCATATCTTGCCAATTGAATCTGGAAACTACTATTCCATTTCTACTAATCAAGAATTTCTCATAGTTATGAGGTATTCTAGCTATTGCTTGACCAGCCAGGTTTTGTCCAATTGCGGCTGCCTCCGTACCGTCTGCTGTGGTATCAGAGTACGCTCTTTTTTCTTTTCCTTTTAAGAAAGAAAATACTTCGTGCTCATTTTTTCCATTTACTTCTACTTTTTCTGATATTGGAAATGTAACAAATGGATAATTTATTTTGATAAAATCATCAATTTCTTCATTGGAACCTGGCTCCATTTTTCCAAACTGATTACACGGAAAACCAATCACTGAAAATCCTCTGTCCTTAAACTCATCATGAACCTTTTGAAGCTCCCAAAGATTTCTGCTTGTTCTAACATAAGACCATAGCGGACTACACTGTGGTTTATATCCAAACTTACTAGAGATATTTACCATTAAAGTCACTTTACCGTTATATTGACTCAAAAAATCTTGTTGTCCATTTAAACTTTTTATTTTGATTAAATATACATTATCCATTTTTTGTACCCTTAAAATCTACTGTGCAGTATTCGTTTATGTGGATTTTACCCAAAATTTGATTATCTATCAAAGATCCAATAATCAGAACATGAGCTTTTGTTGGAGTAAGCGTTGTGCCAGACATCTCAAAATTATTTGAATCACATTTTATACCATCAAACTGCATTGAACCCCTCATTTCGGAAATGGTTGCAGACATGGTTTCAAATACCGACAGTATGTACTTATCCGAACCAAGTGGGCTTATTGTTTCAATGTTCCATTTGCCTACTAAAAAATTATCCATTTGTTGGCTCCTTTATTTTTGGAAGGCCCTCAAATGTTGGACCTATCTTTTCTCCTTTTTCATTAAGCCCTGTTTTAATTCCCTTCATCCATGTCCAAGGATGTTCTTGAAGTTTCTTTGATTTTGCATTGCTATATGACATTCTATCCTGAATTAGTTGAGACTTATCCCAAAGATTTTCTATTTTAAATTCCACATTTTGTATAAGCTGATTAGGATATATAGTAAAGAACATGAATGGCATTCCTGCAGGGAATGTGACAGGTTCACCAATTTTAGTTATTTTCCAATTCATATTGAATTCATCTGGCCACCAATAACTGGGAATAGATGCCGTTAAAGGAACGGCTCCATCAACAAAATAATTTGGAGATCCACTTATCCAGGTACTGTACCCGTCTTCTGTATTGAAAGCCCA